TTTATTTTTATTTTTTAAATATTTTTTAATTAAAAAAAGAATAAACTATTCAATATTAACTATGCATGTTAAACAAATATATTTTTATAGATACGGGAAAAACTAATGAGTCATTTTGACGGAAATTTCGAAAAAGATTTAAAATCTATTATTAAACAAGCCAAGGACGGGAAATTTTACAAAATTTTCACTGAACATGGGTTTTACGATGTAAATGATGAACATAATGGGTTAACAGCAGAACAGCGTGAATCAGTAGACCCAGCATTAAGAGACCATTACTCCCGCATGGCAGATGCAATTGCTGAAATGATAAATTTCATATTGGGGGGAAAAGAGGGAATGCTCACGAATACTGCTCAGGAAATTGATAATAACTTAGATACAGCCGTCCAAATGTCTAATTCCCAGTTAGATGCCATTAATAATGGCTTAAAGGCAGCAGCAAGCACCGGAGTATTGGCCCCACTTGGAACCGTTTCTGCTGGAATGGAAGCCACAAAATCTCTGATGGGAGCAGTATTAGGAAAGTCGTATTACAATGTTAACATATTACCCCAGATTACATTCGGTCTGGATGGATTCGGGAAACTGGGGGATTTGGGTAATATATTGAAACCCGGACAACTCAGGCCGAACTGGAACTTCCTCTATGACAACGAAAAAGTCAAAAGTGAAACGTTTTTCGTAAATGACAATGGAAATCTGAAAATAGGCGCAAATATCGATGTTACTGAGCTAAATGAACTACAACTTAAGAAAATATTCGGTGTCGTATCCGCAGACAAAGACTTAAATCCTATAGGTGACATCAAGGGAGGAGTCAGTCAACAAGAATTCAGTATTATCAGAAAAGCTTCTGACAATCCTACTGGTAATGGAATAGTCATATCTACCGGGGAAGACTGGGAAATAACCGATTCTGAGGTAAAAAATTTCAACCTGAATGAAGCCCAAATGAGGGCTTCCTTTAATCAATATGCCGAAATGAAATTATGGAATGTTATTAAGAATCCCAGTAACTGGGCGCATGGACACTGGGGATCGCTAACCCATAATGCCATGCCTGAATATGTAAAGACTGCGGTAACAAGTTTTATCTGGACTAATGGCATGGCCCTAGAGCGGGGGAAATCCGATGACGCAGCCCTTATCAGTTATTTAACAACAATAGGATTGTTCTATTTAATAGGCTATCAATATCCTGTAAAAATATTCGGATTCGAAGGAGATGAAAATTTAGGATTTATCGGAGACCAAATTGTATCTGGCGATGGTGTAGAAGATATTGTAGGGGATACCACAGCAGAAGAAGGTCTTCCCAAAAATGAAAAAATAGCAAAACGATACTTTATATGGGTAGCAGATATATTAAGCAGACTAACATATAATGCTCTCCCGGTAGAATTAGCCAATAGTCTGAGGATGAGAAGGGTTGCCGAAGCTAATTTAATATACTCGGGGACGGGATTACCAGTATTGCCTTACGGTATTTCCATAGCCAATCTTCCCTTTGAGCATACCATCGAAGGATGGAAGCAAAGAAAAACAGATACGCTGTTTGAAAAAATGGCTGGTAGTTTCTTCAGGTATAAAAATGAAGGTGCTCCGGGCGGAGATCCAGATTTGAGTCAGTCAATATCTGATGCCAAGTTAATTTATGGCCCAAGGGCTTTAAGGGCTGATGATGCTGGCTTTGATATTCCCATATCAGAGACAGAAGATTACGTCAAAAGTCTCATGGATGAAAGTGGTGTGGATAGTATCGTAATCAGTAGTACCTCAAGAGATAAGGAAAATCAGGCTAGGATCATGTTCAATAACATACAAAGGGGCAATGACCCCGGATATAGACAGCCGGGGGCTTCTGTACTTGCTGTTTACTTCAAGGAAAAAGAAGCGAGAAATATTCCCAGAGATACTCCTGTAACAGATCCCAATGATATTACCGAAATTAAAGCTGCGATGGTAAGAGAAATTGATAAATGGGGCGAAATAAATGTATCCCGTCACTGTGCATCGGTTGAAGAATTAAGGGTTTTTGATTTAAAATCCAGCACCATAAAAAACAAGGAAGGAAGTTTTGACCCAAGGGTTAAAACCAAATTTAAAAACATACTGGAGAGAGAAGTTAAAGAAGGTAGGATAGATAAATTTCTTCATCCCGGAAACAGTAAAGATACGGCCTTTCACATAGAAGTTCCTGCAAGGGCATTTACCACTTCTCCAAACAATGCACTCCCCGATCAGTTATTCTCGTTTAACAATATTAACTTTTTGCGTGGGGAAGAATCATGGATTGCTCCTTTGTCAAACGATTTCTTATTCGTCAACCAGAAAACAGAAGAAGGAGAAGATTAAGTATAAACTTAAGTTATGAAATACAAATCATTTGAAGAACAAAAGAAAATCTTTGATAATCTATTAGTCCATTATTTTGCTAAAAGAGTATTTGATGATGTTGCGGAGTCAGATTCCACTATGGAAGATATAACGGATTCTGTAGGCAATATAGTTAATCCACCAACCAATAAAAATGAATGGGCATTTACTCATTTTGATAAATTGATATTGGCACTGAAAAATTCTCTCGGCACAAAATATTTACAGAATCTTTTGGATCATTACAGGTGGATTAAAGATATTGATCCCCTATTTATAATGAACATGAAAAAGGATACCGATTTATCAAATGTAAGAAAACATCTGGGGATGATAGTTACCAAGATGGAAGACTCTTCATACCTTCCTTCTGATGTTGAACACAGTGCAGAGCACATAGAATATGAAAGCGAAAATAAAAACGAACGGGAAAGTTTTTGTGATAAGGTATCCAAGGCACTTACAATGGCCACCTTTCTTCTTTACTCATACCGAAATGACAGGGTTCCGACTGGAATAGATTTCGATAAGAATATCTGTCCATCAGTTGAAATTACCTTTAACATAAGATGTTTCGGAAATTATGAACAGTGTAAGAAACATTGTACCGAGTATCGATTGATTGATGATAGTGGAATAACACCCGAAGGTGTCAGGAAAATGAAATCTATTGCAGAATGTGCGTATGATGCTAACATTCTTTCAGAAAATACCAATAGGGTAGAAAATCAATCACATAACTGGGAAAAGCTGGCGAAATTAAGAAGATCATAACATGACAGAAAATAGTATAGGAGATTTCAATTATAACGGAATACCCATATTCAAAGTGGATTTTTCGGACTTTTCCTATATAATTAACTGTTTTGAGAACGATAATAGAATTTTAAGTAGAAACATCAATCATCACGAACTTCAGGAACAATATAAAAAATCAAAATCAAAAGCATTCGGCATATTTTATGAGGGAGTTATTATTGATTTTAGAGACTTAAAAAAAGATTAAATTGAGTAAATATTGACTAAAATACATACATCAGATAATTTTTATGTATAAACTAATAAAAAATGTTAATTAAACCACCGAAACAACAAGAAACCATATCTAGTAGGGTATTAACCCGTGCCAGAGACTATGGGTTAGCAAACCCTAAAGGTGGGACCTTTGATAGATTATTCAACAGATTCAGGACAGACAGGGAAGTTGATGTATCTAAAAACTTAATTGGTCAGGGAAGAAAACAACTTTCATACCCTAACGGGATGACCCCGGACGGTTTCAGTGCATTTTCCCCCACGTTGGGAGTAAATGTTGCCAACGCAGATCCAAAAAGAATATTTGACACCACCGCAGAAAATCAGGTACATTTATTCTGGAAAAAGAACAGGGAAAGACATTTAAAATACTACAGGGTTGCGGGTCGTGCGGAGGTACGTGAAGCCTTAAGTAACATATGTGATGAAAGCATATACCCAGATGATTTAGGGGAAATATGTTCCCTTAAAATAGATGCCGATGCTGATATCGGTGATGCCGTACAGGAAAAACTACACAGAATATTCAGAAGAGAAATACTTAAGAGAATTATGAACTTCTATAAAGAAGGGTGGGAACTTATGAGAACCCTTTTAATAGAAGGAAGATTGTTCTTGGAAGTTGTGTATGATGAAACTAAAAATGAAATTATTGCTGTAAACTTACTTCCCTCCCAGAATATTATCATTATCATTCAAGATGGTATCATTCTGGGGTATCGCCAGATGCTTGAGGGGGTATATACTTCCGCCGGAAATACGGGCGGGAAGAATTACGTAGATTTTTCTCCCAACCAAATACTTTATGTCGATTTGTCAATGTATGGACCCGGAGGTATTAATGACCCCCGTTCTCCCTTAGAACCTGCCATCAAGCCTTTTAACCAGTTAAATGCAATCGAAGACTCTATCACCATGTACAGGATACAGTGGGGATCTGAGAAACTGATATTTAAGATTGATACGGGTATGATGCCTAAACCTAAAGCTGAAAAGCACATGAAGGATCAGGCAAAACTTCTCTCCAGACGAATTGACTACAATACAGGCACGGGTGAGGTAACAAACTTCGGGCGTGTTATCGGTCTAGGTGAGCATTTTTTCATATCTACCAGTAATCATACTGCCGGTTCTGAAATTACCAGACTGGACAGTGGTGATAACATATCAAAAATCGAAGATTTAAAATACTTCAAACGAAACCTTGTTAACTCAATGATGGTTCCTCCCGGACGTGTTACTGCACTGGCCGGAGACGGTGAAAGTTATTCCAACGGTAAAATTGGTGAAGTAACCCAAGCAGAGGTTGCTTTTGCTAGAATGGTGCAAAGATACCAGCAACCTATGGATACACTTCTGAGCAGATTGTTCGTAATGGTTTTAAATACTCACCCAGATATATCCGATGATATAAAAATAGAAGAAAATTTTGGTGTTTTATTTAATAAGGCTAACGAATTCCAGAATTACATGGATGCGGAAATTCTAAACACGAATTTAGATACATTCGATAAAATTATGAAATATGTTAAAACAAGCGAAAATCCAGAAGGAATACTTGCCCAGCGTTTTGCATTAACTAAAGGTTTAAAATTTTCAGATGAAGACAGAATCAGGAATGCCGAGTGGCGTAAACAGGAAGAGCAGGAAGCTGAAGAAGCTGAATAATAAATCAGTTATATATAAACTAATATAAAGAATGAATAGGAACACAGAAAAAAAGATGAAATCATTAATTAGCGGTTTAATTGTCAATGATGACGGAAAAATTAAACAACTTGTTAATGAATTATCTGAAGCTATAATATCCGATAAAGAGGGATATATTATGGAAAGTATTTCTGATAGTTTTAAGGGAAGCGATAATGAAATCTAATAAAGAAATGCCTAAAAATATTTTAAAAGAAAATACGTTAAATACTGATATTGTTCTAAAGCCTTTTTATGAATCCAGTTATAATCTTGAAGGTAAAAAGGTAAAGAGGTTAAAACTTCAGGGAACAGCTATTGTATGTGATGTTCCGGGAATTAATGGAAGATCTTATCCTAAATCTATTCTAGGGCCGGAAGTAAACAGGTTTGTAGAAAAGATGATGAAAAGGGGTCGTGCTGCTGCTGAGTTAAATCACCCCAGACTTGATGAAAAGGGTGAGGGGAAAGACTACTCAGTATTTGAAATGAATCTTTTCAAGACCTGCGCTGTTATTGAAGAACTTTATTTCAAGGGGAATGAGCTATTTTGTAAAATGAGAGTGGTCGAAGATCACGAAGCTGGGAAAGCATTAAAGGCACTTATAGATGCTGGATATGTTCCCGGATTTTCTTTGCGTGGGGCTGGGTCTGTTATTGATAGTGGTGATGGCCATATGGTTATCGCTGATGATTATCGTTTAATTACTATCGATGTTGTTGGAAATCCATCGTTTGATGAACAGGCACTTATTACTCCTGTATATGAAGCAATGAAGGGTAAAAAAGTTCAGGTATTAACTGAAGCCATTGATAATACCAGAAAAGAAATTTTACTGGAAGCTGCTATACATCAAAAAATAAAAACAGGGAGAAAACAATTTAATAGAAAAGCATTGGTTAATCTTTTGGAGAACATGAATAAACAAGCATTATTCTAAGAAGGTGTTAAATGAGTATTGAAATAGAAAAAATATTAACAAAGGAACAATTAAAAAATCTTTCAAAAGATTCTATTAAATCTATTAATGAATCCTTAAATAAAGTATATAATGCAAAAGTAGAACAGTTGGATAAAGAAACTTCTGATAAATTTAATTCTTTAGTTGAAGGAATGTCTAAAAAATTCGAAGAGGATGTAAATACTGCTATAGTAGAAAGTGTAAAAAGTAATGTAAAAGAAATTCAAACTGGGAAGTTTTATAATATTATACAAGGCATGGTTAATCTTCTAGAGAATGCCGGAATTACTACCACCGAAAAAACAAAAGAATTGAGTGAAAAACTAGGAGATGCTAATAAGAAACTGGAAGAAGCTTTCAAGGTAAGAGAAGAAATTAAAAACGAACTAGAAGAGTCTAATAAAGAAAATTACATATTGGCATCGCTTAAGGGGATGAAGCCTGAAGTTATTAATTCTGCTCTGGATTACTTCAAAGATAAAGACATGCTAGATGTTCAGGATGGATTACAGACATTTGTCGATGGTGATTTTTCTGATCTTGATTTAAGCTCGGAAGGTACGAAAGAATTAGTTGGAGAACTTGATTTAGAACAAGTTAATGATGCTCTGGATGAAATTGAAGTAGATAAAGCAGATAATGAGAAAAAGGTTTCTTTACATGAAAGCGCAGAGCAGAAGAAAACCAAAGCCACATTTGAAAGTCTGGGTAAAGGTTTGAGACAGCAAAGGGTAAGTAAATCCCCTAATGTTACTAATGACCAGTTAAAAGAATCCGAAACTATCATGGAAAATGAAGAGGGTGGCGATGTTGAATCAGACACCAAGGAAGCTATGGATAAAATTGATAAGTTCAGCGACTTGGGATACAATTTCAAATAATGACACCTGAACACAGAAAAGCATTGATCCAGAAATGGAAACCTGTTCTTGATATCAATGAATCACGAAGTGATGAATATACAAGAGAAAATATGGCTATATTGCTAGAATCTCAATCCACTGTACAAAGACGATTCAAAGAAAATTCAATTAAAAAATCCTAATTACATACTAATATAATCACCTTTTCCCGGTTTTTTACCGGGTTCATCGCCGTTTTCGCCTAAAAAATCAACGGGTTACAATGTTTCTATAAACATTGGGAGTAATAAAGTCTTTAAGACTTGATTTTTATTGTAACTAACTAGAGGTATAAAACAATGGTAAAAACAAAAAGTAAAAGCTTGATCCAGAAATGGGCACCTGTACTTGAGTCTGACATTGGTTCTCCTATCAAAAGCCAGAGCGAAGCATCTGTTATGGCCACTTTGCTAGAAAACCAAGTTAAACTTAACAAAGGTTTCCTTCCTGAATCAGCTAATGTGACAGGAGACGTTGAAGTTTACCAGCAATATGCGTTACCCCTCATTCGTAGGCAGTTCCCCGAACTTCTTGCAATGAACACGGTTGCTGTTATTCCTACAACCACTCCTCAAGGAATTTACTTTGCCCTCAGATATCTTTACGATGACACAACCAAGACTACAACTTTCCGTTCAGGACAGAAAGCTGAAATTGGTTTTGATTTGTTCAGAGATCATGCGGGTGATCAAGCCCCTCCTAACGGTACTCCTTGGAGCACTGCGGAAGGCGAATTCCTTTCTAACTATCAAGAAAACGCTGTGGATGCATCAGGTTCGCCTGCTAACTTCCAGCTTCATAATCAGGATACTACTGGTTATATTGGTGGTTACAAAATCAAAAGAGCGTCCATTAAAGTTATTAAAGGGTCAATTATTGTTGGTACTCGTGCCATCAAGTCTCATTACACCCTTGAACTTCAACAGGACTTGGCTGCTGTACATGGACAGGACATCGAAGCATTGCTTCTCGAAGCACTTCAGTTCGAAATCCAACAGGAAATTGACAGAGAAATTCTTCAGGCACTAAAATTTGCTGCTGAAACAGCAGGTTTGGGTGGAGAAGTTATTGCTACCATCGATCTAGAACCTAAAAGTGCAACTGTACAAGCTGCTACTGATGGTCGTTGGGCTGCTGAAAGAATCGCAGGTGGTATCGTTAACACGATCCTTGCCGTCTCTCAGAAGATTGCAGTAACATCAAGAATGGGTTCAGGTAACTGGGCTATCTGTTCTCCTGATATTGTCGCAGCTCTTTCCACTATGAACAGTGGTATCTATATTCCTACATACTTGCAGACAAATGTAAACCAACAGCATGGTGGTGGCGTAGCCGAAGCCGGATCTTTGGTTGGTGGAAGCATTAAAGTATATCGTGACATCTACGCTGAAGAGTCTTATGCCCTTGTCGGGTACAAAGGTCCTCGTCAGGGTGAGTCTGGTATTATCTTTATGCCTTACATCCCTTACATTTTCACAAAAACTGCTGGTCAGGAAGATGGATCACCTCGATTGATTGTTAAATCTCGTTATGCTATCGTAGCTAACTTGCTTGGTGCAGGTCAGTTCTACAGGCTCGTAAGATTTGATTCAATCAGTAGTGCGATTCTCGGTATCGATTCCAATGCTGACACTGGGGATGACTATCCTTGGGAAGTTTCTGGAGCAACATACGATGCAGAGGAAAGTCTCGGTGGAGTTGGATCAGGGGATGGAGATACTTCAATATAACCATCACCTTCCTATTTACAAGTATGAAAGAGCCTTGGGAAACCAAGGCTTTTTTATTGCTATTTTTTTCAGTTTTATTTATATTTAATTAAAATTCTATCGAAATGTCTGAAAAAGAACCTAAAAAGACCGTTTTTTGTCACGTATGCAAACAACAAACAAATCTAGTCATTGATAGTTTCTCCAGATATCACTTAAAACCAAGTCATAATATCACTTTAAAAGAATATTATGATAAATTTATCAAAAAAGAAAATGAAGATATATGCAATAACGCAAATTGTCGTAATAAAACACTATTTACCAGATTTTCTAAAGGCTACCGAGAATATTGTTCCAGACAATGCAGGAACAAGTGTAAAGACAGCATAAATAAAATAAAACAAAGTAATCTAAAAAATCACGGCCATGAATCCCCATTCGTTGCATATAAAGAAAAAATTAAGAAAACCAATTTAAAAAAATATGGTTATGCGAATCCCTTTGAATCAAAAGAAATGCAGGATAGATGTAAAGATGTTATATATACAAAATACGGGGTGCGTAATATATCCGAAAGCGAAGACATTAAAAGAAAGAAACGAAAAACTTACGGGAAAAATTATTGGAATACTTTTTTACTAAAACTGAAATTTAAAAAAATAAAACCTTTATTTAATTGCGAACATTATATATCCAGAAATCCCTTTAACTTTAAATGCTTGCGTTGTGGTAAAAAATTTATCAGAAACAGAACTGACCCTCAAGAAATTTTTTGTGGGTGTTTGGCAAATAGATCAAAGCACGAAGATGAAATAACAGATTATCTGAAAAGTATAGGTATAAAAAATATTGTCTCTAATAAATATTTTATAAATGATATAACCAAAAAGAGAAAATATGAATTAGATATTTATCTACCCGAATATAAATTGGGTATAGAATTTCACGGCATATTTTGGCATTCAGATTTGTATGTAGACAAAAACTATCATCAGGATAAGTATTTATATTTTAAAAATAAAGATATACAGGTAATTCAGATATTTCAAAATGAATGGCTTAATAAAGAACCCATAGTCAAATCATTACTAAAAAATAAATTAGATGTTAGTAACAAAATATACGGAAGAAAATGTGTTGTTAAAGAAATAAGTTCTGATGAATATAGATTATTCCTAGAACATAATCATATACAAGGATATGCCCTGACAAAACACAGATTCGGATTATTTCATAATGATGAACTTGTATCCGTTATGGGATTTTCTAAAAGCAGATTCAGTGATGATTATAGTTATGAAATAATAAGGTTCTGTAATAAATTAGAATGTTCCGTTATAGGCGGTTTTTCAAAATTATTAAAATATTTTACATTAAAAACTAACCCAAAAACTATTGTATCTTATTCTGATGTTCGCTATTTTGATGGTAAAGGATACTTATCTAACGGATTTACACAGGTACATTTGAGTAAGCCTAATTACTTTTATTTTAAACCTAATGAAATGGTACTATATAACAGGTTTAACTTCCAAAAGCACAAATTAAAGGACAAATTAAAGAAATTTGATCCTGATAAGACCGAATATCAAAATATGCTGGAAAACAAATATCTAAGGATATTTGATGCCGGTAATCTGGTATTAGTAAAAAATATTTAATAAAAAGGGTGGGGTACTTCATTGTTGTTTTCATAGAAAGTTCAGTTTTTTATAAACTAAAAGAAACAAACTATTGGACTTGAAAAATGAACAATAAAGAGAAATTTGAGAACTTTCTGGAATCCCTCAAGGGTAACGGACAAGATGTATTGATTGAATCAGTAAAACAGGGATTTGAAGTCTGTTTTGAATCAAGTGAAAAAGAACAGGCCAATGCGTTATACAAGGAATTAGTATCAGAATATGGTAGATCGCAGGTAGATGATACTGTAAAAAAAATGCCTAAAAAAGTTGGTAGTTGGAATAAAGTTGCTTTTTTAAATGAAGTTAAAAGAGCAATTGACTCTGGAGATATAGACGGATATATTGAAAAAGAATTGGAAATCGGTAAGGAAGTAAAGGAAAGGTCTAAAAGATCCGTGAAGGAACAATTACAAGATTTATCTGAAGAATATGGAGAAGACGAAGTTAAAGAAATTTTAGGAAAAATTGGTAAAAAAAGATTCCTTCAAAATAAAGATGAATATTTGCGTAAAATTAGACATGCTTTGGATATGAATTAATAAATATTAATTCTGTTAAATCCAGTTATATAAATACTCAATCCCGACAGGGCGATCAACGATCCCCAGATGCATAGCCGGGGTCATAATCATCTTATATTTCTTACCCCCTTCTCTTACGGTGTAGCTTTTCTGTAAGAAGTAATTACTGAAAAATTTATAGATATTCAATCGGGCATTAAGCATTTTATTCTCTTTACAGATATGCCATGATTTCCTTCTCAGCATTGAGATATTGGCTCTCATACAGGCAATCATGTTATTCACAGAGAACAGCTTGTTTTTGTTATCAGCCACCGAAGCATCGTAGACATGGTGAACAGCCAAATCCCCAAATAACTCCTTCATGTAGCCACCATAAGCAGGTTTCTTGTCGGATTCGATAACGATCCTGCCTTCTGGTTTCATAGTTCTACAGGTCTTAATTACCCCTTTGATGTACTTATCTTTTCTCTTGATTTCAGGAGCATTTTCTGCGTTATAGGAATCTTTTAGATGGGGATAGTGGCTTCTGGATGACACTCTAACAGATTGTACATCAACCAAAAAGTGGCTATCCACTTCCACCACAGCCGGGATAGATATTGTATGTACAGACTTCCGTTCAATGGTTTCAAACTCATCAAACTGGAATCTGGGTTTGTTTTCCCTTGTCCAGTTACCCATCATTTTCTTATGAAAATCGTTACAGTGTTTTTCCAGCCAGAGAATCTTCTTCTGGATGGTTTTCTTGGTGGTTCGGTGGAGAATACCCAGTTTCCTGACACCCATTCCCATTGAGATGGTTTCCATCACCTTGCGGTTCAGATCGGGGCGTTTCTGTCTGTATGTTAAGTGGAAGAACTGGTCAGAAAATGACTTGAAGCAATGAGTACATTTATATCGCTGGACTTTCTGATGGTTTCTTTTGCGCTGGTAACGCCCATCTTTTCTAATTTTCTCTTTCCCACACTTAGGACAATTTTTAATTTCCATGTATAACTCTCAGACAGGGGTGCTATACTATTGTACACCAATTTCACTGAGAAGTCAATTTGTTTCGTAAGTCGTTATTTTAGATTGGATTAAGAGGGGAAAACACCATTATACTACCCCACCCTTTTTAATAATATCCCATACATAAAAAATATGTTCTATGTATGGGATATAAAGAACCCCCACATTCAGAAGCTGGTATCATATACATGCCTTATATAGGGGCTATTTTTACCGAATTAGGACCCCCAACACAACCTAATTACCCAAATGATGATGTACCTTCTGATGATTACTATGCGGATATTGAAGAAGAAGAAGATAACTTTTAATGAAAAATAAAATATTTTTAATATAAACATATTAAAAACGGAGTATGTAATGGAAGAATTTAAATTTGGTGAATCATATCAAGAAAAGCCACAAGAAGCCAATCAAGCCCCAAAAATGGAAAATTATAATCCTAATGATGGCTTAGGACAGCCGGGAGTAGACCCCAATAACATCCCCCAGCCCCAGTTTCTGGACCTTAATAATCCCCAGAATTTCAGCAATGTTGGTAATAACCCACAACAGCAACAACCTTATATGCCACAATATCAGGTTCCTCAACAACCAACGGGACCTAACTTTGAGGGAATTAAAGATAAAGCTGGAATGGGTTCTAAAATAAATAGCATAATGGAAATGGGTGATAAAATTGATGTCGATGTTAATACAGGAGATTCTGCCGTAAATTCTGGTAAATATGGTATAACAAAAGCTGTAAGTTCTTTACATGAAGCTATTAAAATGTTAAAGGATATTGATTACTGGATACCCAAGGGTAAAGAAGAGTATGCCCCACAATTAAAAAAGATTTCCCAGCCTATCACTAAGGCACTGGAAGCATATGTAAGTAAGGTGGAATCCCTAAGCTAAATTAATTTTATAGTATTCATATTATAAACTTATGGTAAGGATACTCATAAGGAACATAATATGTCGTTTTACGGTCAAGGTAATTTTAAACTCAAGCACGAATATCGTGATTTTTACACCGATGTTCAAAGAAATACTGAAAGAATAGGTGATACTGGTAAGTCAAGCGAAGAATTCAAAGACAGGTCATATGACCAGTTCAAAATGCATGACTTCAATGAATTAGCTAAAAATCAGGATAAATTCACACCCCCCGATGAAATGTACGGAACCATCAAACGTGATAATTTCAGAAATTATAACAGGATGGAATATGATAAACCTGAACGTCACGATGGTAAAGAGCATGCCGATGTTAAAAAGGAAGTCGAAGCTAAAACTGAAGTAACCGTTGATAAGTTACTGAATGCTTTCGAAGACCAAGGTTATACTCTAAACAGCACCGCAAGCACTGTTAAAAATACGCCAATTGAAAAAGATGACTATGATGGTCAGATGAGATTGGTTATTCTGGATAGCGATAAAGAACAACCTACGAAAAGGATATAAATGAATTATAAAAAATTTAAGAATTTTTTAGAATCCCTGAAAGGACACGGGAAAGATCCCTTGATAGAATCTATCAAGCAGGGATTTAAAGCATGTTTTGAATCTATTGAAGATGAGGCTGATAAAGATATCGAAGCATACTTTGATAAAAAAGTTCCTCCCGATATTCAAAGGTTAATAAATCAGGCCACTACAGATTTATACACGGGTCCTTTAGAAGAGGAAGATTATCCCGGATTTCAAACGGCTTCTGCAAAAATACAAGAATGGGTTGATAATGAACTATCCGAAGTGTGGTATGATACCCAATCAGGATATGTTTCTGAAGAAAAACCTAAAGGATACGAAGATGAAGATAGTGGAGAATGGGTAGAACCCTTCTGGGAAGACTATTATCATTATGATAAGAAACATGTAGTACAATTAGTTTTAGGAAATGAATTAGCCAATACATTATATCGATAGGATTTATTATGAATAAAATAAAGAAGTTTGAAACCTTTTTAGAATCCCTTAAAGGACAGGGACAAGATTCTTTAATTGAATCCGTTAAAAAAGGATTTAAAGCTTGTTTCGAATCTTTTAATGAAGAAAGTATGAAAGATGCTATTTTAAACTGGACTCGTGGAGCTGATAATCCAGTTACAAATCCATTTCCTTTAGGACAATTATTGGCCGGAACTACTAGCAGAGATTCTGGAATATTTAAAATGAAACGTGGTCCTAAATTGTATTACTACATACAAAGACACAAATGGGACGATGAAACCAAAACTCTTAACGAACTTGAGTCCCCCATTGTAACTTTGGAGCCTGCTTAATGAACAAGATAGAAAAATTTGAAACCTTTTTAGAATCCCTTAAAGGACAGGGACAAGATTCTTTAATTGAATCCGTTAAAAAAGGATTCAAAGTATGTTTTGAAAATGAAGAATCCAGCTTAAAAGATGAAATGAAATCATATTTGATACAAACATATAGTGGATTAATGGATACAACTGATGATGGTTTTAATTTTGATATGGAAGCTGCTATTTATTGGTTTGCTAATCATTATCATGGAGGTCAATGGTCCGAGCTATACAGCATATTATCAACTTCTCAATATAATCCCGGTAGAATGGTCAACGGACCTGAAGACGAAGGAGAATCTACAAAAATGATGTATGATTCTCTTGTAGATAAATACGGAAAATAATTATAAAATATCCCTAACATCAGGGGTATTTTCGTTCTGAATCTCTTTAATAGTTCTCTCTACAGTAGCATCTCCCTGTAATTCTTCGATAACGGGTTTCTCTCTGGTAAGTTTAGCTTTCTGGATACCCTGTAATTGGGCGTTAGAAACCAGCTTTTCAAATACAGATTGATTCTCATTCCTATCCTGTTCAGGATCAAAATCTATATCTTGGTTAACTTCTTCAATGTTAGGTCCTAGTCCCCTTACAGTTCCGTCATTAGTTACTTTCTGATCATTTATTTTCATTTTCTGAGTCATATCTTTTACTTCTTCTGGGGTAAGAAGTTCTCCAGAATCATTTTCAATTAATGTCTGGGTTCTGATTATTCCAAACTCATTTTCAATTAAATTAATCTGGTCGGCATTGGGGCTTTCCAAGAAATTATCGTATAGAAAATCAATATCCAGATTTTCAATTAATTCTTTTATTTCGTTGTATTCTTCTACTATACTATCCTTAACTATGATATGTAATAACAGTGCATCTTCCCCAATGGGTTCACCCGCTTCATTGTAGCCGGAAATTACCGGAGCATCCGATGTAATTATTTCTAAAGGCTGAACTTCTTCTGGTACAAAGACACCTTGACTGTTGTATCTTCCAAACTGAACACTATCTTCATTAATCTGTTTTTCCCCGAATGTGTTCCCGTTTCCCTCGGTATTTAATGAACGAACATCCGCTACTGGGATAGAAATTTTACCGTCATGTAATGTTATGTAGGACGTATCTCCGCTGTCCTTTATAAATATTTTTATATTTTGGTACTCTTCTTCTCCCAGAAATTTTACCACGAAATCAATGGGGTTTGTTTCGGCCACACTACTGATTAAGTAATCAAACTTTTCAATATAATCAGAAGAAAGAATTCCACGAACGGCATTGAAATCTCCTATAAGCGAATAATAATCCACCAGTTGCTGGAAAGAAATTGGATTTTTAGCCTTCCATTCTGGAACAGTTCCAATTAATCGTCTGCCGTGCGCATGCATCTTCTGCCTAACCATGAATAAAAATTCCTGTATATCTTTTAATACAAGGTTACTTGGAGTATTAAATTGATTTATGTCCTGTGGGGAAACATATCTTTCTCCGTTAATAACTATGGCATCCTGATAGGCCGTGCTACTTGCTCTTATGTATGGTTTATCATCATCGATTTCAACATCATCAACAATAACATATCCTCTCTGGTCCACATTTACGTAAGCATTGGCAACGACAGGATCTTGTTGGTTAAATGCTGCCTGTCTGAATTTCCAAGCATCCATGTGCTTTATTCCTATGGGAAGAAATTCCCATACAAATAAATCGGGTCCCATGACCAATTGAGCACACCAGATAACGTTCATAGGTTCCCCGAATTTTCCCAGTTTAGCCCCCTCAATAAAGGCAGTTGATACATCAACCAATTTACAAAACTCTTCTTCGTCACCTTCTTCAATGGGAGTTACGCCATCCTCTTTTGTAATTAATATTTTTACAGAAAGGCCATAATTATGCCATGAAAGAAAACTGCTTGAAGTTCCGCCCGTCTGTAAGTTTTCCTGTGATTCCCATGAACGGGTGGTTTCTATTAACTTTACCCTGCTGGGATTAAACTCAGATTTTAGTATCTCCAATAAAAACTGAACCTTGTTATAAACATCCACTCCCTTTCTTAAATCCGAAATTTCTTTACTACTTTCATGAAAAATCTCGTGGCCTGCGGGAATTTCGCTGAGTTGTACTGTGGTATCGTTATTGGTTGATACTGTTATAGGTAATTCTCCTTCTCTGGAAGAAAATTCTGATTGATCAAAAGGGCCATAATTAAAATAAGCTTCATCCCTTAAATCATCATCAAAAGGAAGGTGGGGCATGTTAAATACTATTTCAACATCCTCACGGGATATATCTGGCTGTGTTTCATCCAGAGGATTTATAACAGAGTTAAGAGTTGCGCTTCCGGTAGGGTCTGGTGTATTGGCTAATTCTTCTTTAGATAATTCTAACGAATATGACAATGTATTATCATCTATAATATTCGGTCTGAAAAATCCATTGTATATGGCTTGATCTATTCCAGAAATTTCTATCTGTAAAGTGTCTTCAGTGGCCATATGAGGTTCTTCAGTTACTACAAGAACATGTCCAGCAATAGGTTCAACTCTACTTAATGTTATGGTAGAATCTATGGGGTTTTCAATTAAATTAACCCCAGCTTCTCTTTCATTGGGTCTGAATAAAGATAAAACTCGGGTATCAATAAATCTCAATTCAACCCACCTGACACCGTTGTCAATTCTTTTATATCTGGCTCTCCTGAACCATCCCCTTCTTCGAGTTCTTATTGTCTTAATACCAAAATCAACGGGCAATAAAATTCGGGCTAATTTTATGTTAGGATTATTTTTCTCTACTAATCTTCTTTTATCATTCTTAGTATTATTGTCTATTAACATATCTTTGTTTTCGAATATTGATTCACTGGTAAATCTTTCATACCATTCAATCTTTTTAATTAGTAATTCGAATTCATTTGTTCTGGTCCTGATATCAGATAATGCGAAGTTAGTAAATATGCCGGATAATACCCCAGAAAATCCCTTGAACTGTGTGTTTATCTTTTTGATGTTTTCAACCAATTCAATGGGGTCGAATCCGGGGGTAATTACAAGATCCTGTTCTTTTATTATTGATATTACGCCATCATCATTCTCTGGTAATTTGCTCAACATATCATCAATCGGAGAATCAGAATTAGTATCCAGTGTGGAAGAAGGATCTATTTCGAGTAAATTTATATGTCTAAGTTCGGGGGTCAGTGTATTTTCTGGAATAAATGATATATCTACCAAGTTACTCTTACCTGTCGGATCGAGTACGTGTTTGCCGTCTTGGCCTATCAGAAATTTCCCCTGATGAACTACAGGATTTCCTGTTTTCGGATCTATCAAGGGTCTGGGATTGCTTGTAAAACTTTTCTGTAATATTTCTTTTATTTCATCAAAGAACCTACCTGCGAAGGGCATTGAATCTATGGCAGTAATTAAGTTAGAAATACTGGTGATTAACTGATTTCTTAAATCATTAGCAGAATCAAATTGGGCTTTGAAAACTTCTTTCACAGACATGTGTACGGGCGAAATATTTTCGCTATCAATTTCCGTTAATAATCTTCCTATAAATGCGTTGCCTGCTGTTATTGATGTATTGAAATTATCTGCCCTAGTTACCCCGGATGCATTAATATCATTTGTCCCAGAAGGCTTTGATTCAAGAAATTCAGTAACCAGTACATCAATACCTACTGAATTTAATTTATCCTTTAATCTTTTCAATGAATCAGTATAAAATTGTCTGGTTATATATCCGGCTGCGTCATTATCACTAATGCCCATTTTAAAAGCAGGGGTTAATGAAGGTATGTCATATCTCCCCCTGTCAGTTATTGTAAAATCATTTGTATCCCACATTCCAAGGGCTGCATAAACTTCTCTGTCAATTAAAGGCCCTCTGGTAGAACCCAGAATATCATCCTTCATTTTGTTGTGCTGGGGCACAATGGGAATTTCGTAAGATACTACTTCCAGATTTTCATCTATCCCGGCAGAAAATAATGTTGCTGCTTTGGGGGTTCCTGAACTATCGGCAGAATCTCTGTAATTTATCTGCTCTACAAGGTCTACAACGGGTTCCCCCCTTAAATGTACAATGGCTTCGGATGCTTCAGTACCAAATCCGGTAGAAGGGTCTGTAGATACTTCAAATCTCTTTACATCCCGCTCAAATATAAAATTAACCTTATCGTCAATAATTTGGTTGAGATTAATGTCTTCTACTTCCCCGTCTTCATTGACATTAATGTTGGCTCCGTCAGCCCTTACGTTTAAACCGGATAAATCTAAGTTTAAATCGTTCTCAACGGTTATTTCTTTTCTATAGTTATTAAAATCAATTTCTGCCATGTATAGTCTCAACTACTAACATATTTAATAGTTTATAATTAAAATATTGCTTATTTTAATTAAAAATATGTTTTTTATTCCAAATCTCCCCAATCAAGGGAATCTATATTTGGCATGGAAGACTGATTATCGGTGATAAACTCCTGATCTTCAGATGTAGTGTCTTCATATGAAAAATTCTGGTTAAATAATACGGTATTTTCTGAGTATTGCTTACATTTTCGCCAACTTTGGATGAAAGCATTTCCAATTATCATGGCAAAATAATTATAGGGGTCGTTTTTACCACTTTTAGATTTTTCGGGGTCAAAATTGTGGGCATATTTAAGTACATGTTCTATAGCTCTTCCCCGAAATTCTTCTTTCCAGTCTTCAGAGTATCTTCGCCAAGAACCCGATCCTAACATCTTGTCTACTATAATAATAACAATTTCAGCCAAATCTCTGGGCATGGAATAACTGGGATTTAATTTCTTTTTCCACTTATAATCCATTACCAGTCCCAGCAGGTATTTTTTCTCAATCCTGCCGTTTCGCATTTCGGCTAGTTTAATTTCTCTTTCTGAAAAGGTTACTTTTTCGTTTTTCTTTGGTCTTCCCATATCTGTTACAAAGGTTTATAATCACTCACAAGTTTATTACATTTTTCTATAAATTTTCTGTATTTAATATCCCAATTCCGTGTTTTCAAGAATGCGCCTATCATAATCACCGTAAACCAATTATAAGGATCTGGTTTTTTATTTTGTTTTATGGCGTGATTTGGATCGAATCTATCTGCATATTTAACGGCATAAAACAAGGCATTGCTTTTCATGTCCTCTTTTTCTTCGGAGGAATATTTTCTCCAAGTGGTGCGACTAAGAAGTCTATCTATAATATAAATAAGATACTCGCCCAACTCATCGGACATTGAGCATTGATTATCAATATTCTTATTCTTTTTATATTCGACTACAAGATCAAGTAAATGTTGGTTATCCACACAAGGCTCCATATATTTGATGTAAGGATCATGATAATCTATTCTCCTTTACATCCTCTAAGAAAGTAGTTAAATAATCGAATAATGTTTCGTCCCTAAAATCGGTCATATACATTATCGAGAATTTTTTCCCCATAACTGTCTCCAAATTTTCATAACACTCCAACATATACTTAAACTGTTCATTCAAATTTGAATGCCTTTCGTTTATTGGTATGTCTTCGTATTTTGAATCTTTTTCGTACAGCCATATTTTCCCCGCTATATGAAATATTGATTCCCCTGTGTAAAAATACCTATATACTAATGACTCCTTAACATCAATAGTATCGTAGGATATTATGTTGTCTATAACTTCTTTGTATTCGGCATAGAAAGTTGAGTAAGCATTGTCTATAAAAAGCATTTGATACATTATATTTATCCATGCTATATTTATATCATGATATATCATCTGAAACGAAACTGGAAATGTTGGCGGATAAGCATCCTTGTATTTTTCCAGATCATTATGGATTAGCTTGTGATAAATATTAGTATTATCTTTTCTGCGCTTATTTTCTATGTCATTGAAATAATCCAAAATCAAGATGTTATCAGTATTTTTTGGATCATATACCTGTGATTTTCTATGAAGTGCTGGCACATCATAATTCCCATCTATGTAATTATAAGGAAAGTCTTTCATTATTTAGATTTGGGATCTTGCTCCCACTCAAATATTGATGGAGAGTTTGAATTATGTTCCATCTTAAAACGATCTTTGTATTTATCATCAAATTTACATCTGTTATGTGATACCGCAGTAACATAAAAATCATCAAAATTACAGTTTTTAAAATTACTTCTCATTAATACTACATCACACATTTTTGCTCGTTTAAAATCTGAATAACCGAAATCTGAATCAACAGTTGCCAGTTGAACAAATTCGGATTCTTTAAAATCAGAAGCCTTTACTTTACATTCATGGAATCCAGTGTATAAAATGTGTGACTGTCTGAAACTGGATTCATTTATGTTACATCCAATAATAGCATCATCTGAAAGTACGGAATACTCAAGGAGAGCACTTTTTAAATTGCTTTCTATAAATTTGGTTCGTGATATAGTCGATGCTGTAAAATCAGCATTCTCCATATCACAGTTATTAATGGTACATGAATTTAATACGCTATTACTTAGGTTAGACCCGGATAGATTACAGTTATAAAATATACAGTTGCAAAAATAACTGTCTTCCAGATAAGAATTATATAAATCAAGTCCAACAATAATTTTTCCAGTACATGATAAAGAACTGATAACTTCCTTGTCGTTGGATAACTTAACAACATATTTATCTAGAACCGTGGATTGTTCCAGTATGTCTTTTATTATTGCGTTTTCTTGTTTCTCATCAACATTAGATTGGATTTCTTTAAATACATCCTTATATATATTTATTTTTGTTTTGTGATCATTTTTTAATTCCCTAGCCATTATTAATTCTTTAAGCAGGCCAATGGGAATATCTAACTCTTCTGATAGTAAAGTGTTCCACTGGTCAGCATTCAGGTTAACCAGATCATCTAATATTTGTTCATTGCTTCTTTTCATGTTATCTCATAACTATAAAGGTAGAAGTTAAACTCCCACCTTACATATAAGATATTTTATTTAAGCGAATAAACTAAAATTATTTATTATCTATTATAGAAGAATATCTTCCATCGTGTTCTATTTCCAATATGTTATCAAACATCTCGGTAAAATCATCTCCACGATGCGTCATGAGATAAATACTATCAATATCATTACATTTAGTTTTAACTAATTCCAGCATATGTTGTAAAGCTTCATAATCTGTAGAAATATCTAACACTTCGTCCAAAAATAATATATTTATTTTAAAGTCAGCTATAAGTGCGACAAAATCTCTGAATGCCATAGAGATGGCAAAGTTCAGCTTCCTTTTCTGTCCTTGTGATAGATTATTATATGTAGGGGCCGAACCGAATTTACTGATGAATGTGTATTCCATAGCATCATCAAACTCTATCATGAATGGCAGTTCGAATAAATTCAGATTGTGGGCAATCGTCTTATTTAAATTAGGGATAAAAATACTGAGAACCAGCTTCTTTATTCCATCATCCTGATACATCTTCTCGATATACTTACACACAGAAATTTCATCAGAATATTTCAATATTTTATGCTTGGCCCTTTCCAGATCCCCTTCCGTGTCTTTTAACTTTTTTTCGGTAGAAGCATAAGCACCGTCTACATTCTTATCTTTCTTTTCCTTAATTTTAACTTCCAGTTTTTCAATTAATGTTGTATAGGTAGCTTTGTTAGTAATGGCATTACTGATTTCTGATTTCTTTACAGTTAAATCGTTACGAAGAAATTCTAATTCTGTCTGTAAATTATTTTGTTTTTCAACATCCTCGGAAAATTCTTCTAATTTCCTATTAACATCATCCACGGATAAATCAGCACATCCGGCATCATTGATTCTCTGTAAACGTGTTTCCAAATCCTTATTCAAATTATCAACGATATCTAACAATGAAGTTACATAAACAGATACCCCATCTATTTTAGCACTGGCATCTCTCTTTTTTTGCATTTGTTCATCATATCTTTCTTGGATCTCCAGCAATTCTTCTGTCTTGGTCCTGAGTTCGGTAGATTTTTTAATTCCTTCATCATATTGTTTTTTAGCTGCTTTCCATTTTTCCCTATATTCGGATTTTATGGTTTCTATATCCTCTTCAGTAGACAATTTTTTACAGGTAGGGCAAGGAACTCCGGCTTTTAATTCTTTGACATGTTTTTCTATGTCCTCCATCGTTGCCGAAGCAGTTCCGTTCAAAACCGTTTGTTGTCCCATCTCTTCTGTAAGAGATTTCATTGCTTTAGAATTATCATCAATTGCATTTTCAAAATCTGAGTTGATAGAAGCTTCTTTTTCCAATTCTTTCAGCTTTTTTCTTTCTTCGTCAAGGGTCTTTGTTTTCTCCAGCATATCTAACTTTACTTTATCAAATCCCTCAATGTCACTGATCACGGCTTTATATTTGCCGACTTTTTCATGAATACCAGAATATTTTTCAAACTCGGCTTTTAATCCTATGCCCTTGGTTTTTATTTCTTCTTTCTCGCCTTCTTTCTTTTCTATAAATTCATCATAATCAATTATTATTTGTTGATTTTCTTTGATTTCTTCTTCGTATTTTTTAATATCATCTTCTTTTTCCTTTTCCAATTGTAACAGGATAACTTTAAGATCTTCAACATCTTGGCCATACTTTTCAACGTCACTCTGGGCATTCACAAAACTCGTCTGAGCTTCTTTTAGGGACTTTTTATTCTTTTCCTTGAACTTATCCAGATGTTGGGTTAAAAATGATTCTATGAGCTTCCTTTTATGCTCAGGGGTCATATCAATGATGGGCGTGGTTTGTATTGTATTCAAGGAGATAACATTCTCGAAGATGTTCTGATTAAAGGTCAGTGATTCATCTTCAAGCTTTTTTTGTGTTATTCCGTTCTTTTTCCCATCATCATCGTTTTTATAAATAGTCATTTTGGTAGAACCGGAATTTCCCAATTCTCTCCTGACTACATATTCATCAGTACCCTTTGGCGTTGTTACACTGAATTCCCCCTCAGCTACCAACTTTGACTTATTGGCAGTGTTTTTTAAGTCTTTTATCTTGATGTTTCGGTAAGGTTTTCCGAAAAGGATAAAATTCAGGGCTTCTATGAGTGCAGATTTTCCGGCCCCGTTGGGACCCTTAATCCATGTTAGTCCCTTTTTAATATGGAATTCATTTATGTTATTTCCATATGATAGAAAATTTGATACCCATATTTTTTTAATCTTTATATCGTACATACATAATTAAAATAAATCAGACGCATCGGGAATATTTTCAGATAAGGGATCGTCAAATACATCACCCACATTGTCAAACTTTCTTTGGGTAGATATTTTTTGTTCTTCTTCATTATCTTCAAATAGCTTTTCGTCAAACATATCAGGGTTCTCTTTAACACTTGCCAGAGAATTCACAGCATAGTAGCCCAAGGTTTTAAGTCTGTTCACTTCATCTACCACCTTATCTGTGATATTCAGGTTGTATAAATCCTGCATATCCCCCAGCTTTGGATTTGATTTATCCAACTGTTCGCATAATTCCCTCTGAATATGAGTCGGTATCTTGGATAAATCAATGAGTTTTTTATTTCTCATGTATTGGTTATCCCATCCTTCTTCTTTTGCCTGTTCATAACAATTCGTGACAGATTCGTATAATGTAGTGGCACCCTTCTCCCCCAACTGGGTTTTTCTATTGGGCAAAGCCATTCCATTGATGTTATCAGACTTGTCCCCAGACAATACCTTTATTTCCAGTAAATCTTCTGGTTTATCACAATACACAAAATTAGCGTGTTTATGATTATAAATTTTCAAGTTGTCCTGTTTGAGTAACTGGTTCATATCACTGTCACCAGTGACCAGAATCATGGAGTCATATTTATCTTTCCAGTAAGATGTGGATACATAAATTACATCGTCCCCCTCGGCTTCAGGTTTTCCTATAACATGACACCTGAATATTTTCTCCATATCCCTTAAAAAACTTTCCTTGTTATTTTTCCATGTTTTCTTATCAATCATGAAAGGCCAGTATTGATTGGAGCGGGTTCCTTTGTACTTGGGTAAAATATGATCCCAGAAAATTTTCCTGACTCTATCCGGTAGCTCAGATGGTTTTTTATGCTTTTTGGGTATTTTATTTACATCCTTTACTATGTCCATCTTATCAATAGAAAGTTCTCCCTTACTATCTTTAGATACCTTGTACAGAAAATTATCGTATCTCAAGTAATAACCAGTATCGTCATAATAAACGGTTGCGTTTTCGTTGTAATAGTCTTTAACAAATCCATTTCGCCAGATGTTATCACCTTCCAATGTCAAAATAATATCTCTGGGATTGAATAATTTAATGTAATCCACCACCCTGCTTACCATTTTGGTTTTCCATATATGTAATTCGTCTTCCGGGGAATCCACGTCCAGATATGCTGTACTATGCTTGGAAACCATAGCAAATTGCTGGTGGTACGCTAAACTTGACCAATCTATAATTAGAAGTCTGTTTTTTGAATATGGATATGATTTTAATGGATTATATTCTGCCATCCTAAAAATATAAAACATTTATACACATTTAAGCCAATTTTTAATTAAAAATTATTTTAATCTTTCCTGTAGGGGGGATTTATAATATCGTCATTCTCGTCTAACAGTTCTTCCAGATATTCGAGTTCTATTTCATCATTCACCACCGAATAAGAATATTTTCCTTTTGAACCTTCTATGTTATAGCTCCAGTGTTCCTCGAATTCCTCATCTGACATCCCGTCATTTTCCACACATATTTTTCTGGCCTTTGATTTTAAAATAACCACTTCTTCTTTACAAGTTTCGGCATTACTCAAAATTCCAAATACATCATCTTTTCTCATGGGGCCAATATAAAACATTTACATAAATTTAAGCCAGTTTTTAATTTTGTTTCTGTATAACCCTTGTTTCGATTATAGAATTCGTTTTTTTAGAACTCTTATGCTCCAAAAAAGCCACTATTCCCGGATCTAACATTTTTTTCCCCAGTTTTTCATAAACAATCTGACATCTTAAGGTTTCGGCTACCCAGAAAGCATCGCACATATCTGCGTGGGGGTCCACATACTTAGGCAATTTCTTAAAATCCTCTGGATAAAAATTAGGGAATTCTTTCATAAACATCTGACACATGGTTACCTTTTCGGCATTTCCGTCCCCTGTAGCAAATCGTTTTACCATTCTGGGTGCGTAAATTAACAGGCCCATTCCCTGATCGTAATACATTTTTTTCAGACCACCTATGAATTCTCCCAGTTGTACCAGTGAACGGGTAATTTTCTTCCCATAGGCATACCCTTCAAATGCCACATAACTGACACCAAACATGTCTGTTTTAAGAAAATCGTAGGCTATATTCTGTCTGTCACACATGTTCATTTTTTTGTATTTGGACCCAACATGAAACACTTCAACATTATTTCCTTTAAAACATCTCTTTTTCACAGAATTGTAACCATAAAACTCTACTTTCTCGATGTTATATATCTCATCAAGTGTCATAATACACTTTCCAGTACTATCTATTGAAGGATCTATTCCCGCTATTTTCATCATATAATTAAAATCTAAATTATTTTTTTTATAAACTATATGTAAATGGAGTGTTTTATGGACAAACAAGCTGAAGAATTAAAAAAGAAAAAACAAAAACTCAATATTAATCAAAACATTAACAAGTTGAATCCCAATGGTGTTCAAATTATTAATGAACAGATTCGTGTAGATCAAAATCAGACTGCCCTTTATGGATAAACCTAAAAAATTCAATAGTTTTCTGGAATCCCTGAAAGGTAAAGGGCAGGATAAACTGATCGAATCTATTAAACATGGATTCCATGTATGTTTCGAAAATGAAATGATGGACATGGTAAAGAAAGAAACTGCATTTAAAGAAAAGATGGAAAATCCGTCTGAATATGATGATATAAAAAATATCACCCAAAACATTGAAAGGGGCGGAGATGTCCTTCATCAACACGTTATGGATAAGAAAAAATATATGCAAATTTATCAGGTATATAAGCTGCTGGATCAATATTTTTCCGAATTTGAAAAGGAAATATCATGAACAAAATAGAAAAATTTAAAAAGTTTCTCGACTCCCTGAAAGGACATGGACAAGATACATTGATTGAATCTGTTGAAAAAGGATTTCAAGCATATTATGAAAGTCAGATGGAAATGTCTGATAGAAGAGGACATTACATAACAACCACCTATGAAACATGGGATGAAGAATCCACTGAAATAGGAGACACTGATGATAAAGGTTGGTATGATGAAGAGGGTCAATCTATGGAAGCAGATGATTTTGATAGAGAAGAAGGGAAAACAGTTATTGATAATACTGTAGAATTCCTACAAGATAAGGGAGCAACTGAGGGTAATGAAGAAGGAATGAACGCTGCTCCTAGATGGTGGAGTACCGTATATCCTGAACATGATAGAGATTTTTTTGAAAAGGGTGAAAGTACATATTATTCATTCCATTTAAATAATTATACCGAAGAAGAAAAAAAAGAAATATATAGAAGAATGAAATCTTAATCAAACTGTGGATCTAAATTAACTATAGTTCCTTTGGCATCTTTTTTAGCAGCAACTTCTTTTCTCTTTTCCTTTTTCTCCAACAGTGCTTCTGGGTCGATAGTTCCCTCATAAATGCCTTCTAAAGAATATTCTTTAACCGGAAGTTTTTCATCCTTGTAATACCCATTCCTTTCATTAAAATGATCTGAGGAATAATTCAATCTCAGTCTGGGCATTCCCCCGTATCTGGGTCTAGTTAAATAACTGGCATCATCCCATATATCAAATACCTTTGACAGCTTTTTATCCGGGTGCGCCCGTGCGACACGCCCGATAGACTGAACAATCCAGTACATGGATTTAGAGAATTCCGCAAACACCACGTTATGCAATAATTCAATATTCACACCCTGTCTCATTGTCCCATAAGTAGCGATAATAATATGACCCGTATCATTAATTAACTGGTCCTGTATCTGCTCACGTTTCTTTACACTGACTTCTCCCTTAACAACATGATATGTAAATTCAGGAAACTTCTCAGATAAAAAATCCATCATATCATCCAGAGTTTCTTTCTTCTTGAATAAGATTAATGTATTCTGATCCTTTGGTAGGCTTTTTCCCTTGATAAGCATTTCAATTACTTTCTTCCGACTACCATTATTTGTCAGTAAGTAATATTCATCATCAAAGTTCTGTCGGCACAGATATTTCCTGTCCTTTTCACTGTAGGGAATTTTTATAGCCAATACCTGTACGGGCGGGAGAATCCCCATCTCTATTAACTGCCATAACTTTATGACAACTTCTTTTCTACCCAGAGACCCCTCGATATAAGCTGCATCCAAACCTTCATCGGGAAGCGTCCCGGACATACCCACCTTGAAATTATTGGCATTAACACACTGGGATAAAATATCTCTTAACTGTTCCCCACGGGTACTATGTGCTTCATCTACAATTACAGTATCAAAAGATGAAAAGAATTTTTTAGCCTTCTTCGTATGTGTAGCACAATCGGGGCAATTTTTAATGGCCCGTTTATTTTTTGTTTTTAGCTTTTTACATGAAGCACACAGTGAACTAGGTAATTTAGGTTGCAGACTTTGCCATGTAGAAATGACAAAATCCTTATGCATGACTTCTTCCCCCAGTCCCAAATCTTTCAGTTTGTCTTTCTGTTTGGAACTTAACTTATCTTTAGATTCCCCGTATATCAGGGTACAGTATTCATCTGCTTCTTTCCAATCATAATCATCAACAAAATTATTACGTAATTGTTTTACTAGCGTGGCTGACGGAGTGATAACCAGAACTTTTTTCTTTTCCACTTCCATCAGGTATCTTCCGATAATCATTATGGACAGAGATTTGCCTGAAGATGTACATGCCATTATGGATACTCTTCTACCATTAATGGCACTTATACATATATCTAACTGGTGCTTGAATGGGATTATTGGCTTTTTCTTTTTTGGATTGTATAGCTTCAGGGTTTCAACGTATTTTTCCAACTTATCTTGGGTTAATGTTCCCTTTGGGTTGGAATACATTTTTCGGATATTATCATCGACACCTATCTTTATATTCTGATACTTTTCCTTAATATAATTGACGGCCTTGGGTATAAGTCCAATGGGAAGAATCCCTTTCTTTTTATCGAACACATATGAATTGCCGTCATGGAACCCTTCCTTGAAAGCCCATGTATGTTTTACCTTTTCGTTCTCGTAACGAAAACGTTTATATATATAATTGATTATTTTCGTCTGAGATTCTTTTGTAGGGGCTGTAACTTCAACCTTTGCAAAATTGTCATCATATTGTTGAAAAATAATTGAAGTGTCCATAATAACTTAAAATATAAGTTATTATGTTATCGATTAGTATAATGGGTGGATGGGTTAATATTTCTGCTTTTCTTCCATGAATAATTCCATGATAGAAATACCTTTTTCTTTCGCCCTTCTATGTAATTCATTGGAAAATGTTTCATCCCATGTAACTCTAGAATGATTTCTTAAATATTCATTTCCATTTATAAGTCCCAGTTTCAATACTCTTTTTAATACATCATTATTAATGTTTACCATTAATTGCTGATTGTACAGTCGATCCTGTACTTCAGAAGACTCTACATACATATCTCTGGCTTTATCATAATATTTTCCCTCTTTACGGTCATAATAATAATCACCTATTGTATGTTCCAGATCGGGATCTCCTGATATCGATTCAAGTTTAGGATCTTTATGTTGATGTTTTCTGAATTTCTTCCAAGATCTATCAGCACCCTTCATGTCCAGCTTCCTGTCTTCCTTCCAATAATCATGTTCCGATTTTTTCTGTGCGGTGGGTGATTGTTCAATACCTTTACCAGCATCAATATCTACAGTAACATCTGGATCTTTTTCAGGGGGGTCGTAGTTATAAATATGTTCTTCTTCATCAAATTCATCGTCATCATCAGTTTCTGAGCCACCTAAATATTTGACATAATCTTCTGTATAACCTTCATCATATTCGTCAGTGTATACTTCAGCTTCTCTTGGTAGTACCGTTTCCATACATGCACGGAATCCCTGTATTACAGATTCGATCAACCCATCCTGTCCTTTACCTTTTAAAGATTCTAGGAATTTTTCGAATTTTTTTATTTTATTCATTATATTTCCCTTTAAACTAACTATAACCAGCACTAGAAATTGCTTTCAATGTAACATCTTCGATAAAATCATTATTTACATTTAATGTACCTACCGATTCTGCATTGTCATCATGAACTTCAACATCGTATGGTATACTATATTGATCAGTAGTTCCGCTTACATACAATTGAGGATCTTGTATGTTATAATTTTCACGAATGTCATTTATTTGTTTCATTATATCAGGATATTTCTTTTGAAAATATTCATTTAATTTAACATGTGCTTTAAATGTAACATAATCTAGTCTTCCATTAGGTCCCCTTCCATCATCCTCTTCTACTGGATTAAACTCATAGTCATAATTTTTATCGAATTCAAATCTTTCAACTCCTTCATAACATGCATGAAACCCCTGCTTTAAAGATTCAAGCAATGTATCCTGACCATTCCCCTTCAGGGATTCTAGGAAGGTTTCAAATTTTTGTTTTTTATTCATGATATGTCCTTATTTTCAATAGTTTATAATTACTTTATTTCCCCAATAAGTCGTTCACATCATCAGAAACATCAGATTCTTCCTTATCTTTCTCCAGTGTTTTCTTCTTTTTAACTTCATTTTCTTCATCAATAATTTCTTCGGTTTCGGTTTCCGGGGGTTCTCTTAATTCATTTTCTTCATCAATAATATCCTGAGCATCATCTTCCGTAACATCAGGTTCACGTTCTTCATTTTCCTCATCGATAATATCCCCGGCTTCTTCAGGAACTTCCCTTGAGATTTCTTCAGGCTCGTCTCTTTCCTGAATGATTTCCTCAGAACCCTGATTTTCCTGACTTTTCTGAAGTTCATCGGTGGCTTTTTCCAAGGGTTCAAGAAAATCTTCTTTTACATCTTGGGTAACTTCCACCAATTCAACATCCTTATTCAGTGCTCTTTTACCGTCATCCAGATCTCTGGAGATTTCATCATTAATTTTTATATTATTATCAAAGGTTTTCGCATCTTTCATTATAGCCTTGGCGTTGTTTCCAAATTCATATACGACAGCCAGTAAATGCTTACACATTATATGTTTTCTTTCGGGATCTCTCTTATCGGGTGCGTGAGTAACCACGGTTTTTTCATATTTGTGTCCAGCATTATGTCCGGGAGAAAGGGCATTTTTATAATCCCCCTTGGGACCCAGATTATATTTCATACCGCTCCAATAAAAATCTTTACAGTTACAGTACACCTTAACTTCTGATTCTGCAAAAGCATCAGAAACAGCAGCGACACTTTTTCTCACACCCTTATGTTTTCTGGCCACGCCAAATAATCCCCCAACCACGGGAACATGGAATTCAACTATACATTCATAATCTTGTGTACCTGACTGACTGGGAACTGCCCAGTGGGTTCTGGCATGCCCGGATTGTCCCTGATCTAAAAAAGCATATACGGCAGTAAGGTCAAGAGATCTGGTTCTTCTACCATCATCTGACATGTCATGTAAATCCATTAAACTGTATTCCATCAGGGGATACATTTTCTTGGCGTTTTCTACGAGTCGGTTTATATTAATCATTTTTATGGAAAAAATCCTTTACGGCTTGAGACATGTTAAATAAATAGGGGTCTTCCTGATAAGGAAGCTTCAGTACCACGGCATATTTTTTAGGAGAAACCTGAATGGAAAATATTTGTTCATTATGGGCGGGGTCCATCTGGATATAAGGGACCTTTCTCACTTCTCCCGTTGGTTTTTTTGTTTTTTTATCCTTGATTTTATATGCTGGATCAGGAATCATTTCAACTTCTTTATCATCATCCATCCTTTTATACATGGTCAATATGAACTTCCCTGAATTGTATGAAAACCTGTTTAGTCTGGGATTGAAGCATCTTATCTTCTTTGAATTTTTATCAACGTGGGGCTTGAGACAATAAAGCCCTTCTCTTTCAAGTTTTTTCCAGTTTTCACTGTTCAGAATAATTTTAACTTCCTGTGGGGTGAACATATCAGAAATGGCCTGTAATCCCTGTTCATCGATATTTATAAAGTTATTATCATAAAGAATTGCCTTGACCCCGAAGTCCGTGGCAAATTTTACCGTACTTTTTTCCTTTTCCGGTTTTTCCTGTTCTTCTTTCTCTTTTTCCTCTTTCTGTTCGATTTGCTGGTAAATTCTTTCTTTCCGTTTGGCCTTGGGTAAAATCGGAACTTCCCCCTTCGAAGTGATATCCTCAATATCCATCATATTGGGAAGTCTGGTGTCTTCCATAATGGATTCAATTAAACTTTCATTGAAATGTCTGGTTTTTTCAGAAAATCTGGCCTTTTCGGATTCCAAAAATGATAATAACTGGGATTTTTCCATATCTAAAGTTTATACTTTTATCTAAAATAAATCATTTAAAAGGGAAAACATAAAGGGACAGCCCCCTTCCTCCTCCTAGTCCCTTGGTTTGCAAAATATGAATTTTTAAGGTAAGAGAAAAAATATATGTCTCTTTTAGAATTAATAATTTAGATTTCATTTAAATGAAAGAATCTAAAAATATCAAAAAAGCTATAGAAATCCCCGAATCTTTCCTTAAAGATTTAAAGATTTGCTTAGACCTGCACCCCCCAGAATTTTCATTTAAGTATGATTTGGATCATTTTCTCTACATAGCCAGTAAAATCATACACATCAAGACATTTAAGAAATTTTCAAATTTGAAAAAAGTGCCTATCTCATCCGTGGTACTCAGATTCGAGATAGGTAAGCATTACAGGCGGTATCTTGAATACCTGCTAAAATACAAGTTCATAGAAACAGATAATCATTACATTGTAAAATCTGAAGACAGGGAAGGTAAATGTAAGTGTTATTGTTTCTCCAGAAGGTATGCCAGTAAGGGGTATGAGAAATATGAAATCACCAAAAAATCATTATTAAATAAAATAGAGTCTTGGAAGCATAGGCAATTCGGTAAAATGATAAGCGATGATATGCTATCTCACCTTTATTCCATGATGAATAAAATAACCATCGACATGGATGCTGTTAAAATTTACCTATCTGAAGCTGTGAAAAGCAAAGCAATCACCCAGCGGAAGGCCAATATTGAACTCAGTAAGTGTGAGAAAATAAATGACAAGGAAACCAACCTATTTTTAACTAAGGATTCCTATGGCAGGGTTCATACCAATTTCACCAATATCTCCAAGCACATAAGGGAGAATTTTCTTTCTTTACATGGAGAAAAACTGGTTCACTTGGATATCATTTCTTCTCAGCCAGCTATGCTTTATAATTTATTCAAGGATTACCTTATGGAAGTTCTTGATATTGTCGAAAAAAGACAGGAGGATGAGTATTATACTTCTCCGAAAGAATATAAGTGGAAAGGTGTTGATGTAAGGGATAAATATGTTAATAAGTCAAACAGTTATACTGGTAAGCATATTTACAGTAATAAGTTCATGCCAGTGGTGGAAAAACACGGCGAGGACTCGTACATGGATTTACTGGAAAAGGGTTTTGAAGAATTGACTTTTTATAAAAAATCTTTACAGGCCGATATATATGAAATTTTCCGTGATTCTTGGAAGCATTATTTCGGGGAGGATAGAACCAGAAAAGAAATGAAACAGGAGTGGGTTTCCTATGTATTCGGTCAGAATAATTCTCCCGGTCATGATAAGTTTAAATATTTATGGGATGAAGAGTTTCCCATACTGAATAAAATTTTGAAGAATTTTAAAAATGGTAATCACAAACCTCTGTCTCATGAATTACAGAGAAAGGAATCTGATCTGGTTTTTAATAAATTGTGTCCCAAGATTGATAATATGAATATTGATTATTTCACAGTACATGACTGTGTAGTGGTGCCGGAATCAGTAGCTGATGATGTATATAATGTTTTCAGTAAAATCTTAAAAGAAAATAACGTTGTTACGGGTGTGGATTACTGAGTATTCCATTCTCTAACTAACGAATCAATCATATCAGAAGCATGTCCCAAGGTTTTTAATAAATCTGCTACTTGTTGTTCTTCGATATTAGGAAGTTTTTTATGTAATACATAATAAAGAATTTTTGTTTTAGCATTGATTTTACTTAATGTGTCAGTTAATGGACGTATATCTTGTATTCTTCTTTCAGAATCTTCCAACTGTTCGGGAGATAAGTTATTTCTAACAGGTGGGTTTACACCGGGAGGAAACATATCCATGTTTTCATAACATGTCTGAAATCCTTGTTTTACAGTTTCAATAAGTTCATCCTGACCTTTTCCTTTCAGGGATTCTAAAAAATTCTCAAATTTTTTGATATTATTCATGATTTATGTCCTTAAATATTGGATGTAAATAGTTTATAATTCAGTGGATTTTTAACCTATGTTATGTAAAAAAGGTAACATAGGTTAAATTATGATAATAAAAAAAGAATTAGGGATTATAGAATCAGTTGATAATGATAATAAAGTGTTCAATTTACTGGGATATGGCACATATTTGGGCGAATATGATAAATCAGTCGATGGACTTGACGATATAACTGTCAAAACCCCAAAAGTCAGACTGGAAAATGGGAAAGAAGTCTGGGTTGACGAATATAATTTCTTCGCTAGTAGACAGAGAATTGAAGAAATGGTGGCCGAATACAAAAATAAAGGTTACACCATTAACATGAAATAATTTAAATTGTTATAATGGATATTATTATTCCCCATTATAACACCAGCCGATATCGAGAACGTAATCTGGAATATGTTCTTCAGTATTATGTAGATAATACTGACTGTAATATTATTTTATCGGAACAATTTGAATCATCATCTAAATCTGGAGGACATGAATTAAGGAATTCCAGAGTTTTACATGGTAAAACTTATTTTAATGACAGTATATTCAGAAAATCACATTTAATTAATAATGGGGTGGCTTGCTCCACATCTGAACATGTTATGTTGGTAGATAGTGATTGCATTTTATCAAAGGATGTTTTAGACAACATCTCTAAATATTTGAAAAAATATGATTACTTCGTTCCATTCACTCATATTAATTTTTTAAATGAGGGTCATACCAGACAGTTAGTAAGAACGGGTCATTTTACTCAAGCTAGAGATAAATCCTTTTTACATGTTAATAGATATACTGGTGGATGTATAGTGTTTACCAGAGAGCTATTTGACAGTGTTTGTGGATTCCCGGAAGAAGTCTTGGGATGGGGAAAAGAAGACGATATTTTTCTTACGAAATGTAAGCGTATAGGTGCTAAGATAGGTCGGATTGAAGAAAACAATACATTACTTCATTTATTTCATACTCCTTCTTCCACAAAAGAATACATGAAAAGCGAACAGTATTTAAAAAACAGTAAGTTGTTGGCTTTATTTAAACGCATGAAAGATGAAGAATTTTACCAATATATAGATGATAAAGAATTTATTCTTCGAGACAGTCTATTAGAAAATTTGTATTCGAAATATGATAAAGAGAAAAAACTGGAAACCAACGTCAAAGTTTACTGTGGCACAGGATTTGTAAAATTTGATACCAGTGCTTATACTATCATACCAGATGAAAATGGTAACATCGGACTTGAAGAATTATTTTCCGCTGCATATAACGAGGACGGAGATGAGTCTGTCGCCCACACTATTCGGGAAATTGATAAGAATTGTAGGAACTTATCTCCCGAACATGAAAGTATAGTAAAAAAATATCGTGATCTAATTACCCAGTGATCATAATCACAAACAGGGTTAAATGTGATTTTCCTCATCATGTTTGAATTATAAATGTTTTATATTCATTATATAACCTTAACAGGGAGTATAAAATGAAATTAACATTCTTAGGTTCCGGTTCAGCATTTTGTCTGGACAACTATCAATCCAATATGATGATTGAGAAAAATGGTAAAAGGCTTTTAATTGACTGTGGTGGAGATATCAGGTGGTCACTCAAGGAGAAAGGATTAACTTGTAACGATATCGATGGCATTTATATTAGTCATGAACATAATGACCATATAGGTGGCCTTGAGTATGTGGCATTTTCCACATATTTCAATCCTAATAAAGAAGCCATAAAACTATTCGGTGAAGGAGAAATGCTTGATCATATGTGGGACCATTCTCTGGCGGGTGGATTGAATTCCATTCAGGGACAAAAGGTAGGACTGGATGATTATTTTGATGTACGCAGAATAAAGAAAAACGATTCTTTTACATGGGAAGGAATCGAATTCCAACTGATACAAGTAGTCCATGTTATGGCCGAATACAGTATTGTCCATTCTTATGGATTGATGTTCACTGGTGATAAAGGTAAGAAAATATTTATTACTACTGATAGCCAGCATTGCCCAAATCAGATAAAAACTTTTTACGCTGATTGTGATGTTATTTTTCAAGATTGCGAAACTGCGCCTTATCCATCAGGGGTACATGCACATTATACTGAATTAATTACTTTAGATAAAGCATTTAAAAATAAAATGTATTTATATCATTATCAGGATGGAGAAAAATCCGATTGTAAAAAAGACGGATTTACTGGATGGGTTAAAAAAGGTCAGGTGTTTGATTTATAATATTTTATATTTTAATGAAAGTTAAAAGGAGAATATTATGTTGGAATTCTTTGTAATCACATCTTTCTGGTGGTGGCTTGTTTCAGGGATATTTTTTATAGCTCTTATATGGGGGTCGTTAAAGGAAAACGGGATATTCCTTTTCTTCGACATTCTCATATATCTGGTAATTCTTCAATTTATTTTTGGTTCTCCTATATTAAAATCCATTATAGATCACCCCGTAAAAGCATTTTTATATTTTGTCGGATATTTTGCTGTCGGGACCATTTGGTCATTTTTCAAATGGTATTTGAAGGTTAATAAATATGTTGATAAATATAATACTGCAAAGAAGGAATATCAGGAATCTGAAGTTACCATTAAATGGGAAGATTACAGACATAAACCACGAAAACCCCATGCTAAAACCGAAAAGGCAACAATATCCTATTGGATCGGTTACTGGCCCGTTTCTGTAATTGTCTTCTTTTTTGAAGATTTCTTCACCAAGATAATTGAAACTATAATGAATATGTTTCAAGGCATCTATACACGTATAGAAAACAGGGTATATTCTAAATTAGATTAACAGTTTAATAAACTTTTAATTGAAAAATATTTTATATTTAACTATATGGAATATTATGCAGGTATTGGTACTCGGAGACGACTTCCCGAACATGTAGCCAAGTTAATGACTTTGACGGCCAGAAAAATGGAATCGCTGAATTATACTCTGCGTTCCGGGGGATCTGTCGGTAGTGATAAGGCGTTTGAGGAAGGGGTCACCAATCCTGAATTAAAAGAAATTTTCAGACCCAAACATTCCACTCCAGAGTCAATCAAGTTAGCTTCCGAACACCATCCGTTTTGGGAACGGTGTGATAATTATGCCAGACAACTTCATGGAAGAAATTCCCAGATTATTCTGGGAAAGTTTTTAAATGTTCCCGTGAAATTTGTTGTATGCTTCACGCCCGATGGTAAGCACAGTGGCGGGACGGGTCTGGGAATGAATATTGCTCAAGCATATAAGATTCCGGTATTTAATCTGTACTATCCCTCCGTTAAAAAAAGATTCGAAGAATTTGTCATTGATAATAACGCCAAGGTAGATATGTTTTAGGAGAAATTATGATAACATTTTTAAATATAAATCAGTCGAAAAATGATTGGGAGAATCCCAGAATCAATATGGATCATGTTGTTTCATATAAGTACATTGAAGAAAAAGCTTTTGTAGGAACTAAGGTAGTGGAAGATAATTCTTGTATAGAATTTGAATTGATTAATGGGAATACCCATAGAATGCTTTTACAGAATCTTGACCCTAAGAAAATTATCAAGAGAATTGATAAATTAGTGAAAATCGTTAAGATGGAAATAAAGAATACGGACGCTAAATGAAATCAATAGGAACGGCATACATGCTTATCTCAAAGTCTAAAAAGATACCCTATAGATTTATTACATCCTTTTCTATACCAGATAAAGGGACAGGAAACCGTAAACATTGGGAATCCATTGGTTTATTAAGGACACCAAAAAAAGAATTAGCGGAACATTTGATGAAGGTTTATAAGTCAGATGATCCAGCCTACAAAAAATTCCAGAAAATTAGTTATTGGAACAGACAGCGTAAGATGGATCTTGTAATAACTATCATGGATCTTAATGACATGATAAGGGAAAATAAGAAAAATGAGTGCCGAAGATGATGTAATTCCCAATTTGGAAGCTGTAATTAACAAGGAGAATGTTAAGGATAGAAGTAAAGAATGGGCTAAGGAAGCTTTTGAAACGGCATCAGCTATACTAGAAACCATTGGTGAGATGAGGGAAAATGGTAAAGAACCCACCGAAAAACAGTTAGAAGCATTACATAATATCAATAACGTTGCCAAAAAATGTATTAATTATATCAAGAAGGATAAATAATATATTTTCTTTGATGTGCAAGATTTCTATAACACATTAAAAGTAGCGAAGACAGCTTCTCAGGAAGAGATAAAAAAATCGTATAAGAAATTATCTAAGGTTTACCATCCTGATAAAAATCCCAATGATTCTGTTGCCGAGGATAAATTCAAGGCCATCGCAGAAGCGTATGATACATTGGGAGATCCAAAGAAAAGAAAAAAATACGATGCGAAAATGTCATTTTCATTTGATTTCAACAGGTGGGAAAGTGCGTTTGGGAAGAGTAATACCACCAGTTTCACCAAGCCTGCTAAAAAAGAACCTCCGAAGGGAGATGATTTAAAAATAACTATATCCCTTACATTGGAAGAGATATCATCTGGGTTGGATAAATTTGTAAAAGTAAACAAGTACAATGTATGTAAGATATGTGATGGGATGGGAGCAAAATCATACAAACCTTGCAGGTTATGTCACGGCGAAGGAATGATAAGGAAAATACGAAATGTTAATATTATAAGCAGGGAAGTGACCATAGTGACATGTACCACCTGTCAAGGTACGGGGATGGAAATAGATGAAGCATGTATTCCCTGTAATGGATTGGGAAGGGTAAAGGAAGATGTTAAGATAAAGATTGAAATACCTCCCTTGATGACTAATAACCAATTTATGATAATCAATGGGAAAGGCGATGCTGGAATGAGGGGAGGAAGATGCGGAAATATTCAGGTATATATAAAGGAATTACCGCATAAAATTTTTAAGCGAGAGGGAAATAATCTTATGTTTACTTCCGATGTAAGCATAACTGATTTGGTTTTAGGTACTACTGTTACAGTACCAACCCTAGATGGTAAGGTGGAAATGAAAATTCCGGCAGGGTCTCAGCCAGATACTATTTTTAAAATATCAGGTAAAGGTCTGGCTAATAAGGGAAATTTGTTGGTAGGGACAAATTTAATTATACCCGAAAAGTTGACAGATGACGAAAAAAAGTTGTTTGAAGAACTGCGAAAATTAGAAAAAGAATTTATATTTTAATAATGGAATTGTTGAAATATTATTTAAATAAGGAATTTAAATATACTGTACCGCTATGTATATTTATGTTAGCATCAAATTTATGGATATTTGAGAATAACCCAATTCCATTGTGGATAGCACTGCTTCCGATGTATTTCACAATAACAGGAATTGTACTATTTTGTGTATTAGCCGGAATGACATTAGGATTAGTTATGAGCGGGGTTTTGTTTCTTACATTTATAGGAGTTAAGGTTTAATTATGGCAACGAAATTAACATTAGAAGACAGGTATTATATCAGCATGTATTCAAGGAGATTACCTTGTACGATAGCACTGAGATATAAAATTGATCAATTCTTTGATCAGATTGAAATTACTTCAGAAGAAATCAAAAAGTTTGATATAAAAATTGATGAAAATTTGAAGTTTACTTGTAATGATGAAAAGTATACCGTGGAATATGAAGAATTCCCGGAAGAAGTTCTCAAGGCAATGAAAGCATTTATTGTATTATTTGATCATGAGAAAAATAAAAACAATGAAATGATTCAGAGATCATTCAGTTATTTCAAACAAATAATTTAATGGAAGATAAAGAGTTTATTTGCGTATGGAATGATTCGCTGAAGGATTCGATAAAAGAGTTTACAAAAGAATTCAGAGAAATAACTTCAGAGGATGATAAGGAGGGAATATATACATTCTTCTTTTCTCGGTTTTCTCTGGAAGAACACAAGTTAGTAACAGACGTTCTTTATTCGTTTATTTTCCAGAACACATTTTTATTCTTATGGCCTTATTCAAATTCAATGGTTTTGGATTTAGATGATATGCTCAACGTAACGGATGGCATTAATGCCCATGTGGATAATAATATAATGGGGGAAATTTGTGAAACGCCCAATATTGATTACATAGGGGATATAGTTTCTTCCAGAGGACACGGATTTGGGGTATTTACTTTAAATGAAATGAGTGGAAAAATTCTGGGAATCCAGTTATACGAAGAAATATTTGAAAATCATGTGATCGATATGGAAGATGTGATTGTTTCTAATGATGATATAATTGAAGTATCTCTGGAATATTTAAACTACAAGATAGAGAATTTACAGGAAATAGTTGATAAATCAATTGATGAGGATGAAGCTGACCCAAGGTTAGTGGAAAATCCTTATGCCGACAGGTTTTATGATAAGGACGATGCACCCCAACCACTTAATACAAAAAGGATGCTGGGTGACAGTAACATATAATTATGCAAGTAGGGATATTCATACCCGTATATTTCAGGGAAGAACTGGTAAAAAAATGCCTTATCTCTTTGATGCGCAGCAACTTTGATGAAATATCTGTATTTCTTTGTATAGGGATTAACGGAGCTTCAAAAGATTTCAAACAAAATTTCTTGAGAGAGTACATCAAAAGATGTGATGATTATAGTATATTTGAATTTATCAAGGTCTTTGATTTTAATCAGAATATAGGAAAACCGAAAATGGTAAATACCATGACGGTAGAATGTCCTGATTTCGATTACATGGTAAGCATGGATTCTGATATGCAAGTTGTAGATCCTCACTGGTTACCGAAATTTCTGGATGTTTTTTATACATACAGTACTAAATACAGGACTGAAGAACTGGGGGCTTTATGTGCAAATCAAGTAGGACAGAATGTTCATCTGACTGACAAACTGGAAAAGTTATCCAGAAAAGTAAACAAACAATATACTATAACAACCACACATAATAATGAAGGTGTGGCTGGTGGTGTTTTAATAGTACCACTGGAGCTATGGAAAAAAATAGGGGGATATTCCGGGGTAAATATATTTGGAGCTGATGACGGACCTTTTATGTATTCTTGTCATCAACTTAAAAAAATAGTTGCTTATGTAGAAGAAATTAATTTTTATCACCCTCCAAGTCCTGATGACGATTATCATAAATGGAAAGTTAAATCATGTAAAAATGAATTAGATGATAAGGAATCTGGTTTTTTTGAAAATCTCAGGGGTAAATGAAAATATACAAGTTTAATGATGTATTCTCTCATATAGAGATAACACTGAGGGAATTATACGAAAACGATCCTGCGTATGAAAACGTTTTATTTGTGTTGGGATATAATGTATTACCTAATCTGAGAAAAATAAGAGAGAAGTATCCCAGTTTTAAAATAATTATTTATCAACTGGAACAATTGTTTAAACATAATAAAACGTGGGTAAATAAAAGATGTTATGATGTTTTAAAGGCTGCTGACGAGATATGGGATTATGATGAGGGAAATATTCAGTGGATGAAACAGAATTATAAATTGAAAGCCAAATTAAAACCTCTGGTATATACTGAAGCACTTAAAGTAATCCCCACCGCAGTGGAATCTAAATGTGATATAGATATATTGATGTATGGATACTTAAATGAAAGACGAGCGAGATTATTGATAAGTATGCATCATGATGCAGCAACGAAACATAAAATTTTTGATTTGTACGGAATATGGGGAAAAGATTTAGATGAATACATTAAACGTAGTAAAATTATACTGAATGTACATGGACACGAACAGGCTAGACAGGAACAACCCAGAATGTATTATCCTGCTATAAACGGGAGATGTGTTTTAAGTGAGGTCAGCGATATTAATTACATGGGAGATTCCATAATACAAGTTCCTTATGGAGAATTATTAAAAAAGTCTATGGATCTATTGAAATCTGGTGAATGGTTAGATATTGCTTACCAAGCAAGCGATAGGTACAAAAAAGAGTCCGAAAAATATAATGTCTTAGTATAAACTATAAAAAACATAGTTTGTACATATATGGCGTTAGCAATAGAAATATTTCCTACAAATGGAAGAATAGGCGATTTAGTTGAAATAACAGCGACTACCGGAAGTTTTACATTTCCCGAATTTAACAGGAATGTGGTTACTTTCAATGGCCTTAACATTGATATTATTGCAAGGATTGTCCGTTCAGATACTTTAACAAGTCTTTTGGTCATTGTTCCGCCTGATGCGATTACAGGGGATGTAATTGTAGAAACTCTTGAAGATGAATCTGCAACTGCTTCTTTTGAAGTTTTATATGAAGATGAGGTATTTGAACGTGAAGATATTCCCTTTGATAAAGCTGTAATTAACGATAAGGTTAAAAGTGTTGGGACATCTGAATTTAATACCCCTGCATATAATAAAGATTTATCCTACAGCAATTTTGTCGAAGTTTTTGATGAAAACAGTTTACTTCAAAATGTGTATTCAATCATATTGACTCAAAGGGGAGAGAGGATGTTTTCAAATTTTGGTACTAATATCGATCAGAAATTATTTAATATAGGAGATGAGTTAACCTTTAAATCAGAATTATTGGCTGAGATAGTACCTGCGATTAGACTTTATGAACCCCGAGTAACAGTTGTAGAAGAAGGTACGTTTGTTATTCTAGAAAACAATAATGTAAATATAATACTTTCTTTACAGATGCCCAGAGGTAACGTAAAAGAACTGGGGATCACGTTAAAATCTGTTACTAATCTTGATAGATGATAATACACAAAATATCCGATACTGAAGAACTGGTATATACGGACAATAGAACTATAGACTTCAATTCTGTTATTTCGGAATTAAAATATTCCAGTGGTGGCGGAAGTTTGAATAGTGATGTTACCCCCAGTTACGCTTTTTCTTATACCCCTGAAGGATACGGTAAGTCCGTGGTAACTACGAAGTTGGAAAGGGGAGGAAAGAAAACTTACATATTGGATAACACGATTTCTTTTAATTTCAGTAATGTAGGTAATTTTTTAAGGGAGCTTAATTATTTCGGAAAGAAAGCTGTATTGAATTTTAAGGGAAATGATTTTGGTGGGAATTTTTTAACACACAAAGAAAGTTCCATCAGGAATTCTCACGGGAATATAATAACTTTTAAGAAAACTACCGTTAAGGGAAACACTAAAGGAATTCATAATTTTATACATCGCATGAAAATGGACAACGGGCAGATGTTAATTCCCATCATCAAAAGGTATTTTAATACAATCCTTCTTCTCAAATCAAGTAAACATAGACTTACTGGATATGCCAATTTAGAAGATTATCTCAGCTTTATCAGAAGCCCATCTAAGGAAATACTGGATGGGTTCAGTGAAACCCTTAATGATGCTGATTTTTCCATTGAAATAAATCCCAATGCTCCCGAGATAAAATTAAAAGCACAGGGGGTCAGGGACGATACATTGATGGTTGAATTGTTTGCGAATGGCGATTTAAAGACCGCTGATACACCGGATACGTCCACCCCATATATATTTTTGACCACAAAACCAATAAAACTTTTAAATCAGGAATTTCCCTACATTATATCCCGCCAGAAAAATATACCCATTTTTATCAGTCCGATGTTGCTTACATCTAAAAAAATGATAGAAAATCTTAAAGGTGGGATCAATTTACTGAAATAACACTTTTATAAAAGTTTAATACAAATTTTTTTGAAATAACACTACCCCCTTTTGGGAATAATAATTTAAATTTTATTAAACTATTATATTTTCAAGAGGATATTTATGGCTGCTAAAAAGAAAACCCCCACAAAAAAGAAAAATTTTGATTTTTTTAATAACCTAGAAACGGGAAATAAGATAGCAGATGGTAATGTCAAAATAGAAACCAAAGAATTCATTGATACGGAGTCATATTCGTTCAATGCTGTTTTATCTGGGGATATGACAAAAGGATTTCCCAGTAATCGTATTTTGATGGCTGCTGGGGCTGAATCGGTGGGTAAAAGTTTCATTGCCATGTATAATTTTTGTAAACCCCTTATAGAACGTGGATATTTCATATTTTTTATTGATTCAGAATCCAGTATGACAGAAGAAGGAATTGAAGAATTTGGCATTCCTAAAGGTCAGTATAAATTAATTCCTCAAGATGTTATTGAGAATTTGAGACTTGAAGTTAACAGAATACTCAATCAAATTGAAGAAAAGCGTGGAAGAAAGAATATTAATGATGACGATTTTAAATGTGCTTTTGTATTGGATTCTCAGGGACAGCTTGATACTATGAAAAGCCGTTCCGATGCGGATAAGGGAAAAACCACAACGGATCTTACTTTCCAGAAAGAGTTGAAGAAATTTTATAAAACAGTAACTACAAGAATGGGAATATTAAATATTCCATTTTTTGTTACTAATCACATATATAAAGATAATATGTCTATCTTTCCCAAGACCGTGGTTTCCGGGGGACAGGGAGGTCTTTACGCTTCTTCCATTATCTGTCATTTCAGAAAAAAGGAATTTAAGGAAGGATCTGTTAGAACAGGAACTATCTTAACAGGAAAAATCTACAAAAGTAGATTTTGCAAGGAAAAGATTGAAGCTTCCATGTATCTTAATTTTGAAAAGGGATTCAATAAATGGTATGGTATACATGAATTTGCACTGGAAGCTGATTTAATTGAAAAGATGGCTAAGAGTCAAACAGCGATCAAGGCATATGAGAAAAAGGGATATAAATTACCTGAAGGGTTTTCTGATGGTGGTTATATTCTTATCAAAGATCCTAAAAAAGAAGAAAAGGATTGGCTCATTATTAAAGAAAACAGTATCCATAAAGAAAGTGCCATCGGAACTATTTTTGATGAAATTAATGAATGGGTTAAAGATAATTTTAAACTAACCCGTCCCGTTGATTTTTCATATGAAGAGGAAGAAGAAGATTTGGAAAAGGTAATTACAGGGGATGTTACCGAAGAAACTTCTGAAGAAGATATTGATATGTCTACTGGTTCTGTTATGAATCATTGAATAAATATTGAAATATAAAATTGAATAATATTCTCCAGTATTATTCATAAATAAAAAGCAGTGTTAAATTAACACTGCTTTTTTCATGTATATATTTTATATTTATACTGGAGAATATTATTTATGACAACAGATACGCCAACGCTTTCAAGAGCAGAGATAGCGCAACAAAGACTTAAGGGTAATGTTCTGCCCCAAGAACAAACCCAAAATATTTCCAGAGAAGAACTTGTAATAAGAAGGATCATGGATGATCCTGTTATCCAAAACAAATCACTGCCTTATCTGGACCAGAAATTATTTTCGGAAACTGCACATAAGGACATATGCAATGCCATATTAGAATGTCATGATAAATTCAAAAGGTTTCCCCAGCCCCAAGATTTAAAGGTAGTACTGGGCGATAATTCTATTGAACGGAACAGGTTCTTAAAAATAATGAATTATAAAGTTGATGATATTGATAGCGATATTGCCATCAATGTAATTGAGACATTTTTTAAAGAAAAGATGACTGAAAAAGTGTTGATCAATGCTGCTGATTATATCAATAACAGAGATTTTAAAAACATTGGCGGGATAATTAAAGATCTGGAAGATTCTGTAAATTTCTCTCTGCATATGGATATTGGATTGAATCTGGTTAAGGATACAGAAGAAGCACTCAGAAGATTGAATGAAACCTATAAGCCAATTCCGTCTGCATTGGAAGAATTAAATATGTGGACTTCCGGTGATAATTTGTCAGGGGGATATTATCCCAAGGCCCTGACAGTATTTAATGGTATGCCTAATGTTGGTAAAACTAACGTGTTATGCAATGAAGCAGCTTTTGCATATACCAGTGGTTATAATGTTCTATACGTGACGCTGGAGATGGCGGAAGAACTTATATGGGAAAAAATAGCATGTAACATTACAAACATCCCTATCTATAAAATAAGAAAAGAATCCAAGGGAAATATTGAAGATTTGTTACGAAAGAACAAAGAAAAAGGTGCCAATAAATGCGGAAATTTGGATGTTAGACAGCTCCCATCTACGACTACTACTGTTGAATTAGAAGCGTTAATTAATGAAATAAAAATTGCACAGGGCTATGATGTTGATATTATATTTGTTGATTATATAGGTAAAATGAAAGCAGCCAAGAGACAGGGTGCTGCTAAGGTTGATAGCTTATATACTCAAGGTACTGCGGTTGCTGAACAATTAAGAGACCTAGCGATAAAGTATACAATTCCCGTGGTTACGGCTTCTCAGGTGAATCGTGAAGGTTATACTAACATACATTCAAATATGTCCAATACTGCCAATAGTGCCGGGGTCAATGACACGGCTGATTTAATGATTACTATAACTCAAGATCCCTACCTGAAAAAATACCACATGTATCTACATACGATTATAAAAAGCAGATTTGGTCCCAATGATCAGTTGTTTTTATCCTCAATTGATTGGGCGCATATGCGTGTAAGATCTGCAAGTACTGAACAGGTTGACCAGTACAAGTCTGCCATGATAGAACAAAATCTGGAAGTCAGTGGGTTCAACAGAGAAAGTACAGATCATGGCAACATGGACAAACCACCCGAAGAATCCAAGGAAGAAAAAGAAAAAAACCGAATAAGTTCGTTCAAGGATCAATATATTAATGAAGATACGGGGGAAGAAAAAAATATATTAGAGGAGGATATTCCCGGTGACGATGAAGTCACTAGACGTAAGCAAGAAATGGCTAAACGCAGAGAAGAAAGGGAAAAAAGGAAAAATAGAGATTAATATGGCATTCAAAAATAATTTTATAGATGACATGAATAAGAAATTGAGTGAAAAAAGAACACCCGATGATATTCAAACCACACTAAATATCCCCGAACATAAATTTAAAAAAGTTCATGAAAAATTTAATTACGCATTGAAGGCAGTCTATGACGAAAATAAAGAATCTGACATTAAGATGTTTCATATCATACTTTCTCTCCAGAATTATTTTGACATGAACTGGCTAGTGGATACCATATTAGACGAAGAAAATAAGAAAATTATACAGGACGAAATGAATATTGAGTATAACATACCAACCAAAAAGAGAAAGAGAAAGAAAAAGAGAAAGAAAAAGAAGGAACCCGAAGTATAAACTATGATGCATGTCTAGGGGGTTTTTATGAATTGGCAGGAAGCGTGTTCAAGAAGTAAATTAAGCAAGGCAATAAGAAAAAATCAATGGTATACGTACATAAGAAATATTGATGGCAGTGCGTTAGCCATAAACCCAGATACAAATACCAAAATTGAGATAAATGAAGAAAAAATACAAGGATACTTAGACTGGGACCCATACAATGGCTAAAGAAATATTTAGAAGGGATAAAGATCAGGTTAATAAAATCAGACAGTCCATTCAGGATGTAAAAGACAGCGCATCCGAGAAATTACCTACCTTGACAGATGTTGGGAAGGCCGGGGGTTCCATAAAAGGAGTAACCAGTAAATCTCTTTACTTCAAACGATGGGTTAATATGCAACAGCAAATCAACCCCCTGATAGGAAAGCATATTACAGCAGCACCTGAATACTCAACGGAATCAGTTATCGTAGATCAGAAGGTTACTGATTTGTCAGATGATATGAAGGAAAATTTAAATAAAGGCACTGAATCTTATAACCCGGAAGCTGATGACACCAAGGTCGAAGATCTGGGGACTGCGCCAAAAGTGGATCATCAAAAAGATAAAAAATTTATAGACATCAGTATTATAGAGAACACAACCCGGAGAATGGTTTCTCATAAAAATCAAGAAATAGAAGATAGTTGTAAACACCAAATGAGGTCATATCATGATGATCCTAACTATGAAACTGAGATGCCCGTCAACCAGATCATAGAAGAATACAGAAGCAATCTTATCGCTGCCGAGAAAGATAAGAAACGGTTGCAATAATTTTTAATTGAAAAAAAGTTAAAATAAATTACCCTTTTCCATTATAAATGATTTATATTTTACTATGATCTTTTAGAAGGTCATGATAGTTCAACTAATATTGTTATAGACAAAAGGAGGAAAATATGTCAGAAGATTGGGAGAAAGAACTAAATTTGGATACTGATGGTATTCAAGAAGCAAGGGAAGCCAACAAAGAACAGGAATCCCAGCAAAAAACTAAACAAGACGAGAGATTTTGGAAACCTCGCATCCCCAAAGGTAAATCAGAATACGAAGCGGTAGTAAGAATATTACCACCTTCTGTTCAGTGGCTGGAAAACAGACACCTGCCGTGGTCTGTACAGGTACAGACTCATTACGTTAAAGACGAAAAAAATCCCAAAATTGGGTTTACTGTTAAATGCAGGAAAATGTTAGGGCCGGATGAACAGTGTCCTATTTGCGATTATAACTGGGCTGTATGGAGAGAAGCTAAGGAACGCAATGATAAGCTCACCCAAAAACAAATGGTAAGACGTTCAAATAAAGTTTCCCATGTTGGAAATATTTTGATTGTCGATGATGTAACAATGCCAAAGTTTAACGGCGAAGTAAAATTATGGGATCATACAGACAGAATGAATAGCTGGCTGAATGCACCCATGAGACCTCCCAAGAAAGAGGAAGTAAAGGAAGAAGATGCCAAAAACAAATACAGGAAAGCAAAAAAGGTAGAAGAGTTCAATGCTCTACATCCTACCAAGGGGAGAAACTTTTTGGTATTTGTTGACAATTCTGAAAAGAAAGGTGATGACGGACAGGCAATAGTCAGTTACGATGATTCTGAATATCTCAGCGAAACTGATCCGATTGCAAAATCAAAAGAAGAACTGATTTCTTTATTGGATCGTTGTTACCCTCTTGATGAATTTGTTAAGGATGTTCCTTCTGCGAAACAACTGGAATTAACATATCAGGAGTTTCGTGATAAGGTAAGAGATGCTGGCGGAGAAGTTCCCACAGGAGACAGCATTCAGCAGTCAGTTCCCAATCTGGAAAATCTTTCGCCCGGAGTAGATAAGTCAAACATTGATCAGGGCGATGTAAGTGACTTAATTGACACTCCAGCACCCGAAGCAGAGAAAGATGCTCCAGAAGAGCCTAAAGCTGAAACTAAGCAGGAGAGCGCACAGGAGAGCGCACAGGAACCAGTTACAGCAACGGGAGATTCATCGTCACAGGAAGACGATCTTCCGTTCTAATATCTCTTATAAACTAATTATAATTAAAGGGAGTTTTACTCCCTTTTTTTATGATTATGAAAAATGTCGAATTAAATCAGAAATTACTGATAGTAAAAGTAAAACTAAAGGTAATTTCGGATAAATTAAAAAAGTATACCGATCTTCATTATGAGTTTTTAGAAACAGAAGCAGTTGGGAAAATTCGCAGGTATGGAAAAAAATATTACAGAGATAATTATCTGAAAAATGAAGATAAAATCATCAGCGATTACATGAAAAGTTTTTTATATTTAAAAAATATGGAATCAAATTTATTGAGTCTCAATACCCATTTTTTAAAAGATAAAGAAAACATAGAATCCCAGATGAAACAAGATGAGTGACTTTGATATAGATAGAATCCCTGAGTACATGTTTCACGAAGCTGTACACGAGACTCTGGGAGGATCTAAGCTTGCTAAAGTTAGAGAGGGATATAATTTCAGGTGTCCTATCTGCGGTGATTCCAAAAAAAGTCCCCATAAGAAAAAGGCTTATGTTTACACTGATAAATGGGTATTTGCCTGTTGGCGCAAATGTGGTACAATGAGCTTCGTATCCTTTTTAAAAAAATATCATTCAGAAATTTATAAAAAATTAATATTCCACGGTTTTTCCCATGAACAGAAAAAGAAAGAAGTAAAGGAAGAAAAAGATACATCCGGGAGTAAGATATACAAATTCAAGAAAGGAGAGTTGCTCACCCTCTACGATGATAACCCCACGTCTAAAAAAGCACTGGCCTATTGTAAGAAAAGACAAATCAACGAAAAATTTTATTCCAAATGGTTCGTTTGTATAAAAGATGAAAAGTTTTTTGATAGGGACGAAAAGGGAAACATCAAGCGAGATCCCGAAAAAGGATATCCATTGGGAAATGAATATGGGAACAGATTAATCATTCCTTATTATAGGCTGGGTGGAAAATGGAACCAGTTTGATGCAAGGGCATTGGGAGATGCTTTTCCAAAATATAAAAACCTTCAAGCCATTGATAGGGAAATGTATAACATAGATTTTCTGGACCCTACGAAACCTTTCTTCTTATTTGAAGGTTCTATTAATTCCACGTTTTTAAAAAATTCAGCTTCTTTTGGCGGAACTAAACATCTAAAACAATTTTTAGAATTACACCCAGAATTATTACAGTACTGTCATAACGGTGTATTGATGTGGGACAATGATAACGCCGGATACGATGAATTGGAAAATAATATGAAACTGGGATTTAACTGGTTTAACTGGAGCACCATAAAACCGCTGGAAGAATTTAAATATGACGAGGACGGTGGACTCAGAGTAATCGGTGATACCAATGATATGAAAATGTACGGTTATACGGAATTGGATGATGACGAATACATAAGTTATGATTTTATCAAGCAATTTATTGAAAAATCTGAAGGCGGTCTCGTTAAGACACATATGTTATATGGGGATAGAAGGAAACAGAAAATTAAGGGATTCAAAGACGCATTACAAAGAAAAGACCCTGTACGGAAAAAGACATATTTGTCCAGATAATCGTTAATTTTCGGAATAATTAAAACATATATTTTTCTATAAACCGGAAAATAATATGGAAGATAAAAATCACAACTTAGATGCATTTGGCGAGATGCGTTCAGAAAAGCAGAGTATTCTAGATAATAAGGGTACAACCAATGATATATTTTCAGATGATGGTTTTCTCGGCAATGCTATAGATGATGCGAAGAAGGCAGCAGAAACCGAAGAAAAACAGAAGGCAATGGCCCTTAAGAAAAAGGTTTCTAAAAACAGAAAAGCAGAAAATAAAATTAAAGCAGAGATGGGAATACGAAGGGGTAAACAAAGCAAGTATCCAACTCGTTCTCACAAGTTTTTAGGAGACCCAATCAGTGACAGGGCTATTCATGTTGTTTTAAATAGCAAGCAGACAGAAATATATAAAGACGGTGCTGATATATGCCCAAGAATTTTAATGGCAATTCCTGCATTCGGAAATAAAAGTACCAAAAGTGCCTTTGAACATTTACATACCATGCAGGAAAAAATTATTTCTGCAAGGGGAGAGAACCCGTCAGATGCACCTAAGTGGATTATTTTAAGTAATGATACTTCCATGATTATGGACAGAAATTTATTAGTACGATTAGAGGAACTGAAATCAAATACTCATATTGTAGGTTCATATGGTTTTGAAAGAATCAGGGCTTCAGGTAAATGGTATCAGTTGGACCATCCCGAAGAACAGAAGATGTTAAGGGGATGTTATATACAATACAACATGGAAAATACCAACTGGGATTATATCATTGGTAACGGTTTTAAAAATTCAGATAAGTACAGGGTATTAATAGTTCATGGACCCTTTGTGGCTATTCGTGGAGAGACGTTCATGTCAATTGATTTTACAGACATGGTGGATAATTATAAATCTGGATTTTTTCATTACATGGCTGAATTGTCTATGGAATGTTATAAGAAAGGATTAATAGCAGGCCAGATAAAAACGGTAGCTGCCCAGTATGAAAATATTAACTGGATGAAAGAAGATCCCGTATTTCAGGAAGATCAGTCATATTTTGCTTCTAAATGGCAAGCAGAGCTTCCGGCCCATTTCACTGGGAAGCAATAAAATTATTAAAATTTTATAAACTTCTTATAAAAGGACTAGCATGAATTTATCTGGATTTGAAAATACAAAAAATCTTGCCGATGAAATACAGGCAAAAACGGAAGGCGAAGTTGTAACCAATACAACGGGAACCAATAACGTAAACGAACCTGTAGAAGGTAACCTTGAAATGTACAATAAAGGTGTGGATTTCACAACTTATGGACATAATCATGTTATCACAGAAGGAATATTTTCAAAGAAACCAAAATCTGGCACATACAGAGAACCTATGGGAGATGATCCTATTGAAGACCACCCCATGATTGATGTTAGCGATACTTTTAAAGGTGTGGATACTGGCCCCGGAAAGCCAATGAACTCCCCTGAAAAAAAACTCACCAGATCAGATATAGAACGCAGAAACCCAAAAGATCGCCGTAAATCCCAAGAACCTGTGGAAAAAGAGCACAGAGCATTTGAACGCCGTTCAGGTATTGAAGATCGTAAATAAAAACATACCCTTATTTCATAATAATATTTTATATTTATTTGAATTGAATAAATATTGTTATGAGTCATCCCATCAATTTTTCGCCACAATACTTAGATGTAATGTCTCGGTTACTGAAGATTTATAATGATCTCCCCGATAACCGAAGACATGCACTTATTTTCAAAAAGGATGATTATATATATGTTTCGGCTATGAGCCTGAATACCTTGGTCACCATCAAAGCAACCCCAGCCCATGTGGAATTTGATGATAATGAAATGGGGATAATTAGTTTAACCCAATTTATTAAATATATAGAATCTATAGATTATCCAAAAGATACCAGCGCAAAAATTTCAAAGGTTACGGAAAAATCTACTAAAGGAAAAGACATACATTCTTTTCTGTTTACTGGTAAAAGAGGGTCTTACAGGATGCCTATTGCGCATCCGGCAGAATTTGATAAGCAGAAGGACAGGAAAATTCCCAATGACAGTAATAAAGATCCATTAAAACTGGTCGCTAAATTCTCCATAGATGCAGATGATGCAAAATTGTTGGTTAAAGATATTACTTTGATGAATAAGTCCAGTAATTTTATTTTATCTGTAGTAGATTCAACGCTTTCAATTTACATAAAAGGTCTGGAGCAACAACAATTCACGAAAACCTTCGATGGTATGAAAGCCCAGATATATGACGATTATACCACAGAAAAGAACGGAATCAATAAGATGAAGTTATTTTCATCCAGAATTATAGACTATATGTCATATTTAGGCTGTGATTTTGAAATAGAATCTAGGGTTACCCCTGACGGAAGTCTGATGGCATTGAAATGTAGGGGTAAAATTGATGGGGACGGTATGGATGATATCGATGTATTCATAGGAACCCAAGAGAATTCCGCAGATGTTACCAGTGGCAATCTGGAACTCGTTCAATAAATAATAATTTCCTCATATATTTATAAACTATTACAAAAATAGTTATTTATATACCACAGGTGAAAAATGGAAAAATCTAAGATTTTAGAAGCTTTGAATAAGTACAAGGATAAAAGCTCCAACAAGAAAATATTTCGCAAGGATGCTGTACTTGAAGGATTACAAAACTTCAAAGCCCCTGAAAAAGAAACTACCGCTCAAGAAATTCTTAAAATGGTTGAAAAATCCGGCGAATTTACGAAAGTAGAATCAGAATGGAAACCACGAGTAACCGATATAAAAGAATTGTCCCGCAGGGTATTAACTGAAGCCGAACTTGAAAATACCAAACCCAATGCATTTAGAATGAATTTAATGCCTATAGTGCTTGATGTTAGTCATGGCAAATTTCAGGCCACACGTAATGGAAAAACGGCTGTATTTGAAATGTTGTATCCAAACGCCAATGGTAAAATTACTTTAAAGATCCAGATAGATGGTGCTGATGATAAAATTATTGAAATAGGACTGGAAGATCCAGAATACTTGGAAAATTTTGGTGCATATATAATTAAACTCATAGACGAGTCTATAGCACAGTCTGAGGAAGGCCAGCAAGAGGAAATGGACGATTATCTCTACGCAGGCGGGGATTATTCCACCGGATCAAATACACCCGCATCTGGCCTTGGAAAGGGGTCTTTCCCTACCAATTGGCAGGCTATGGGTGAATCCGATATGAAAAAAATCAGGTCTTTAATGGAACAGGGATTTGACAAGGATGATGAAAAGGGAGACGATGCTGGTGATGACGATACAGCAGTTGCTGAACTTGGTGATGAAGGCGAAGAAGGAATTGAACAGTTCGGTGAAGATGAGTTTTCACTAGGAGCCGGAGACGTTGGCACTGAGGTAGGTTCATTTGGATCTGACTTCGGGGGTGACTTCGGGGGCGACTTCGGGGG